CGCACCAGTAACAACATATGCTAACATGCCTTGGGTTGATACAGCAACTAATATTCTGAAGATTAGATCAGAAGCTGATGATGCTTGGATTAATATTTGTTACTTAGACCAAGGGTTGGACACTTTCAATTTACTTGATGATACCTTAGTTACTGATACTAGTGGGAATCAAACAGGTCTTATTGGTGATCAGACTACAGCGGCTTGGGAGGCTGGTACAAGTACCACAGAGAGCCTTGTGTCACCAGAGAAAATTGCTGCTGCTATCTTAGCACTAAGCCCCTCAATTGGTGATGGACAAACTTGGCAAGATGTTAAAGGTTCTAGGTCTTATGGTGTAGCTTACCAGAATACCACTGGTAGGTCTATCATGGTAGCAGCTAGAGGCCCAGATGATGAGAGCTTTGAAGTATCTATTACTGGAGGGTCACCTTGGGTAGAACTCGGGCGATCTGATACAGACCAAGACTCCGGTGGTCAACCCGGTGGTTTCATTATTCCAGATACCTACTACTATAGGTGGACAGGATCAGGCCCTGCTGGCACTAGGACTTGGTCAGAATTGAGGTAACAATATGAGTTATATTTTAGGAAGAAGAAGCCTACAGCGGCTGAGAGGTGTTAACCCAGACTTGGTAGCTGTAGTTAAGTTAGCCATCAGTAACACCAGTAGAGACTTTAGTGTCTCAGAGGGCCTGAGAAGCCTTGAGAGGCAGCATATGTTGTTTAGTAAGGGTAAGTCCCAGACTATGAACTCAAGGCATCTCACAGGCCATGCTGTGGACTTACTACCGTACCCTTTCAATGGGGATATGGATGGTGATGGTATCCCAAGTATTGAAGACTGGGATGAGTACTACCCCCAAGCTGATGCTATGATTAAAGCCGCTAAGGAACTTGATGTAGCTTTACGCTGGGGTGGAAATTGGAGAATACCTGATGTTAGGTCATGGGAAGGAACTGCTAGGGAGCTACACAAAGCTTATCCCGGTAGTTTCCCTGATGGTCCTCATTGGGAATTAGATAGGAAAGTATATCCCTAATGCCACATCAAGAGAAAGAAGCTTGGCACTTATCTAGGAGTGTGCCTATCAGCCTTTTGGTTGGACTCTTGTTACAGTTAGCAGGGTTTGCATGGTATGCAGGTCAAGTGACTGAGAAGGTCAACAACAACTCTAACAATATTGTAGAGATGAGAGCTAGAGAAGATCAGCTTGAGCAAAGATCAAATGCCCAAGCAGTTCAACTTGGTAGGATTGAAGAGAATATCAGAGCTACGAGAAATACGTTAGACAGAATTGAGAGAAAATTAGATGGCAACCGAAGTACAAACTAAAGAGTCTCCTAAGTCTTGGTCTAGGGAATTAGCTGTAGCCCTTATCATTGGATTAGGAGTATTGATCTATGCTGAGAAGCAAGAAATGGTACAGATCGTTATTTATCCGGTCTCTGGGTTTGTCTTTGCTGCTTTTATGCCTAACAAGTTGCAGCAGCTTCAATCCTTTAGATCTGGTAAGTAAAGGTGTCAACACGGCAGCTAATGTTCAGGCTGGAGCTACTAACAGTCAAACAGTAGGAACTACCCAAGTTACAGATCAAACAGTACGTAATTCCCACGGAGCTACTATTACTCAAACTAGAGATGACACTAAGGTTAAATCAGAGACAGTGGAAACTGTTGTAGTTAATGAGATTAACCCTTTATTGTTTGGTACTTTGATATTAGCTTTTATTGTCTGGTCTTACTTCCTATATAAACTACCAAGTCCAGACCAAATCTGGAAGAAGAAAAATAACTAACGTTACAAATAAAGAAACCCCAGAATCCTTAGTTGGACTCTGGGGTTTTGTCGTTTAATCGTCTGAGAAATATAAGCCTAGGGAAACACCTAAGACTAGCCCAAATAATGGTAGAAGTATAGATGTAATCATGGCTTAAACTGCTCATCATCTAGTAGTGACTGTAGGTACTGTCGAGTCTTCTCTGTACCTACAAGCATCTTAAGAACTCTACAAGCACTGTAGATGATCTTCTTAGCATCATATTCCTCTGTAGTCCCATCCTTATCTCCCCACCGGCAGATAGCTTTACCAATGTTACCTAGATGGAAACTAAAGCCTTTCCATTGGTTCTCTGACTTGTATTCAATGAAGTCATTGAAGGTTCCCCAAGATGAAGGGAAGTCATAGTAGTCACTAGGTCCACCATCTGATTCAATCTTGTGTTCCACTACAGGTGTCTCCTTAATTTCCACTGAGGGTGTTTCTTCAGTTTCCTGTTCAGACCCCACCAAAGTAAGTTTAGAGACCGGATACTCACTAGTGATGTAACCAGTACGTACACTATAGGTTTCTTCATACTCCATTCTCATACCGGGATACTCATGATATTTAAAACCATGATAAGCTTCAATAACACCCTTGAGGATGGTGTCTGTGTAGTTACAGGAAACCTCCACCAAGACATAATCACCTACTTCGAATTTAATCATCTACTTTCTCCACTTCACTATACTTAAAGCCATTACCACCGTGAGGTTGGAAGACTACAAAGATAGGGTATTTATCACAAGGCATGACATATTGCACAATTCCCTCGGAGCCATCCCAAGTAGTTCCAGATAGTTTAACCTTAACTTTGTCACCAGTTTTTAGCATGTGATCAACTCAGCCTCCTTATAAGGGATGTGGAAGAATCTCTCACCCTTCTTAATGTATCGACCTTTAGCTTCTTTAAGGCCTTCCTCAGTAAGCTGTGTATCTTTGATACGCCAAGCATACTCATAACCATTACTGAAGATGTAGAAGTTAAGGACTCCTGTATCGTCCTTATACTTCTCCTTAAGACGTTTCTTTCGTTCAGGGATACGGATTTCAGTCCATGTAGGGTTCCAATCACCCTTCCACCCTAGTTTAACCTCAGCCTCATTGTAGTATGTTACACCACCCTTCTCAGAGACTACATCAGCATAGTAGGTTTCAGATGTATCAACGATAGTATGGCCTTGGGACTCTAGGATCTTCACTAGTGCATTCTTGGCAGGTCCATCTACCATATCATACATCTGCTTATCGAACTTCTTACGTACACTCATTAGCTTTATCCCTCTCTTTACTTGCTTGTTTCTCTTCCTCGGAGAACTCACGTATAGTGCCTGTGATGGGTTTGTACATACCACAAGTACTACTAAGATCACTTGTAGTAATAGGTGCTTCCTCAGAACCCCACCAAGCCTCTGCATCTCGAATTACATCTTCTGTTAGGTTTCGAGTGCACCTAAGTTCTGCACACTTGACACTACAGAATGTTCTATCTTTATAGCATAGCATTAGTTACTCCTCATTCTATAAAGTTTTTTATAAGATATGGTCTCACCTGTAACACTATTGATACACCATCCTCTTGCATCTCGTCTCTCTTCAGTCCAACCGTAAACTACATCAGCACAAGCTTCCACTGAGGTTACAGGGAATGAAGTCATACCTTTGTAAAACCATAATACAACTACCCATTCCATCAGTTACTCCCTAAATGTTTAACTAGATCTTCATAACCCCCAATGTGTGTACCGTCATGGGTGAACACTTGAGGTACTGTAGTGAACCCTGCCATCTTAGCTAGGGTCAGCATAGCAGCTTGACCTTGTGTTTGACTAGATAGTTCTACCGTTATAAAGTGTACTTCTTTATCATTTAGCAGTTTAGCAGCTTTATCACACCAAGGGCAATAGTCTTTAGTTAGCATAGTATAAGCCATATGTTACTCCTTTGTTTATACCTTAAGATAACACCTAAAGATACTCTTGTCAAATAAAAAAGGGAGCCGAAGCCCCCTCTTTCGTTAAATTCCGCAAGAGCCACCAGAACCACTAATATCACAAATATCATGAGTCTCAATATGTTCCTCGAACTCTTCCCCAAGCTTATCTACAGCTTCACTGTAGGGTACTGAGGTAAGGGGTTGACCACCTCTAGCACCATCTGGGTAGCATGTAAAGCCTCTAAGCCTAGGAGCATACTTAGCAAGTGTCTCAGCAAACTTATCCACTGTAGATTCATTGTTAAGCTTTGATCCCCATGCAGGTAGGTTGATAGTCGAGCTAATAGACATATCTACATAGTCCTGAACATCAGCTTGGAACTTCATCCTACGTTCATAGTCTTCTGCTAGATCAAGAGAAGATTCAATAGAGTCAGGATCAACACCATAGGTATCAATAAGGACTTGAGCAGCAGAGTCAACTACATATTGGTAGTGCCAGCGTGAGCCACCTTTAAGATAACGTCTCTTGTAAGCTACAGCAAAGATAGGCTCAATGCCAGTAGAGGTTCCAGCCAGAATGCCAATAGTGCCAGTAGGTGCGATTGCTCGGTTTGCCACAGGACGACTGATGCCCAATGCATCTGCAAAGTCTTTACTAGTTCCATCAGATACTCCTTTATAGATTTCCAACCATTGGTGTAGTTCAGGTGTAACTTCATAACGATAGCCTTTCTTAATAAGCCATTCATGCACACCCATGATACCAAGTCCAAGTCTACGGTTCTTCTCTCGTGTCTCATTAACCTTTTCATAGGGTAGTTGAGCCTTAAGAGTACCACAGATAAGGAACTTAGTTCCAAGCTCTACAATCTTAGACAACTCATAGATATCTTCAATACGACCAAAGTTAAGAGAACCTAGGTTACATACATCAGAGTCATCCTCAGAAGTTACCTCAGTGCAAGCATTCCGTAGTGTCTCATTCTCTTTATCAAAGAAGTTGAAACTAAAGCCCGGTTCAGCAGTCTTAAGAGCTTGCTTGACATTCTTACGGAAGGTCTCACCGGGGTCACCTGTTTTGTAGTATTCCATGAGCCATTTAGTATCATAGTTAACACTAATGTTAGTCATGTCAAGAGGTGCTGGGAAGTTAAAATCTTCCTGTTTAATATCCCAAAGAGACTTACCAGTACTTCCTACCTTGATAGCATCCCAATCTTTGATAGTCAAGAACTGTTCAATATCTCCATGTTGCCAGTTAAGGCTTGCATAGATAGCACTACGGCGACTACCACCTTGCATGACATTACGACCAATCTCATTGAGCATAAGCATCTTAGGGATAGGCCCTGAGGCTTGACCTCCTGTCCTCTGAATAGGGGCACCAGAGGGTCGGTACACAGAGTAGTCAACACCAATACCACCACCTGTCATGAGGCAGCTTTCAGCCTTCCACGATAGATCAGACCAGTCTTCCCGAGTGTCTTCTTCTGCTTTCAATAGATAACAGTTATTGAAGAACTTGTTAGGTCTACCCGCATAGTATAGGTAACGACCACCGGGTAGGAACTTCATATCAGTGATGTACTGAATAAGTTGATCTTTCTCATCTTGTGGCATATGTTCACCACATACATCTTCTACAAGAGTTTTAGCTAGTGTAGCCCAAGTCTCAGCACCTTCATGACGATACTTATGGTTAAAGATATCCTCAGAAAACTTACTTCGGAACATGGGATTTAGATTAGATTTATACATAAGTTTCCTTACAGTTTATTGAATTGCTTATAGACTTCTTCTGGGCTATCCATGTATGTAAGCCTAAATACTGACCACGTATTACAAGGAATATAACTAGGTTTACCACCAGTGCTTACTTTTAATTTGTGTTCTGTCTCACCAAGAACCTTGTAGACCTTCATACCGTTGTATTTAGTGTAAGCCATAATAATATCCCCTACATAAATAGGTGTGCCCAAGCAATCTACATAACGTGTTTTCATTGATCTCTCTCCTTGTTTAACTCGAAGTACCTAATGTTACACACTTAGCATCAACTATATAAGCTCCCTTAGGTAGAGAACCACTAGCGTTATACTCAAGTTCCCTTACCACCCAATCACACTCTACTTTAGAAGTAAATGGGTTTTTATAAGCTTTCAAACTACAACCCTCTGGTGTGAACACTGATTGGTGAAGCCCACAAGTTAATACTAGCGCTATAAACATTAGTTACCCCTTTCGTTCATATCCTCTTCAAGCCAGATCATAGCATCTACATCTGCTCGGCTGAGGCCAATATCCTCCAACTCACGGTTAGACAGACGATTAAGTTGTTTGATAGTGTCACGATGTTCTCTCCAAGTCAAGAGATATCGCCAGTATCTAAAGAAAATATTCACACCAAATCCTCCAAATTAACCTTAGGATAATCCTTATTCTTAAGGATCTTGCCATCATCCCTACGTTTAATAGTACCATCAGGTTGCTTCATTCGACCTAGGTTATTCTTATGAATACGAGCTACAGCTTCTTCAAGATCATATCCTTTAGCACGAGCATAACCATAGAGAACATAAACTAGATCACCTATTTCCTTAAGTTCATTCTCAGGTTTACTAGCAGAATCTCTTACTTCCTCCATTAATTCGTAGAATTCCTCTGTCACAAGTTTTAGTGACATAGGTACATCAATCTCCTGCTCAGCAGTAATAGCAAACTCTTCCACCATAGAAGCTACAGATTGATCCCGAGGGTCATCCATAGATACTGGTTCGTAGTATACAAACAGATCTAGTTGAAGTTCCTTATTGTTCATCTTCTTCTTCCTCTTTACTAGTAAAATCTTCGAAGGAGGTACCTACAGAACCCACTTCAATCTCTTCTTCATCAGCTAGAACCATACCCATAAGGCCCACCCCCAGAAGATAAGGCCAGAGAACTAAGGTGACAAGCCAGTCTGACCAACGAGGGACTGTATCATCCAAAAGCCCAAAGTCTTTAATTGCTGTGTAGACACCATGTGTAATTGCCACATGTACAATTATAATATAAGCTGTAAGTAGCATTAGTTATCCTCCTTTATTCATCCAACCAAAACTGAGGGATTGACTTCTCAGCCCATAAGAAACCCTTTTGTTCACACCATTTAGCATAAGTTGTTTTACTGCCTTTATTAAGTTTATTATTAGCATTAGAGAAGACAAAACGTATGTCCATTTCTGGGTGTTGTTTCTTAATCTCTAGGTGTTTACGCCTATCAGCAGCTACAAACCTACCTTTAGTCTCAACAATGATACCATTAGGTAAAATGAAGTCTGGTGTGTACTTACGTACTTTGTGGTCTACCCACTCAATCTTAATACTTTCGTAACCAAAAGATACACCTTTAGACTTCAACTCATTACTAACATCTTCCTCAAGACCAGAACGGTAGCCTGCCTTTAAGGCTCTTGCTCTAGTTGGAGATTTCATTACTCAACTACACCTTCACGGTCCCAAGCAGCAAACTCAGTTACTGTAACTACGTGGACAGGGTAACCATAAGCTGCTGATACAACATCAGTAAACACTCCTGATACATCTGTCAAGAACCCATCACAGTCTTTTTCTACTTGAGTAACTTTACCTGATTCATTGTCTTCGATGGTAACTTTGATCTTCATTTTGTATCCTTTTCTACTGGTGGGGTCCACATCTGACCCTCATAACGTCTAAGCCAAAGCAGCCTAGCATTCTCTAATACTCTATCTGCATCATTATCATAAGCCTCTAAGCACTTCTGGTACAACTCAAGTTCATCTGTAGAATCACCTAAGATTTTATTAGCTTTAGCTGGACCCACTCTCCACAAACCTATGATATTATCAACATTGTCTCCTGTCAACAGCTGTGTGTAGAAGAACCTAGTTGCATATTCTTGGTCTGAATAATGCCATTCATTCTTACCAAAGTTGAAGTGCCAACCGGGAACTTGTAGCATATCCTTATCAATAGAAGCAATGGCTACTTCCCCTAGAGGCCCTTTAGTTGCCTCAATAGCCATTTGATCATCAGCTTCCTGACCCTCAATGATTACACCTCTCCAACGTTCACACAGGTAGTCTCTAGAAGCTTGTAAGTGTTCAGGTTTAGTCCCACCTCTATTCCCTTTGTATACATGTGTCACTCCAACATCATAACGGAAGTTGTTATCTCCTGTCAAGTAGTTCTCATAATCACTGCCATTACTAAAAAGTACAGTTGAATTCAAGATGAAGCTCATCAGTTCATCAACTTTAGAGTAAGCTTTGGAGACGGGTTTATCTGTAGCTGAGAAGGATGCCCTGTATGCCAAGACATCCCCATCAATATACACTTTCTTGATTAACTCTGGTTTATCCATAGTTACTCCTATTGTGTTAGTGCCTCCCAAGACACAGGAAACAACGGTTGACAAATCTCACCAATCTGCTTGGCAAGTTCTTGTGTCTCCCTCTGAGCATGTGCATCAGTCCTTTGGACGTACAGGTTAGCCCATGAGTAAAGGTTCCCTGTAGCAATAACCTCTGTGTACATGGACTGAGGTAGAACCATACGGGCTTGCTCGGGTGCAATGTCAGACCGGAGCATTTCCTGATAGAGTTCATCCATGGCAAACATAGCCCGTCTGTAGGATGACTTAACCGTGCCGCTGCGGTCAGCAATCGCAGGAAGGCCACGGGCTTGCGAACCGTCCTCATGTAGACAGAGCATCACGACTTCACCTTCTCCACTACCCTGCTTCACGTTGTCTGCACGTTTCCTCCAAACCTCAGGAACATAGAACTCAGGTTCATCATCAACATACCTACGAGAGACCTCATTATAGACCATACCTGTTGTAGACTTCATGATCTGTCTAGCTACAAAGATAGGCATCTTCAAGTGTATAGTAATAGCAGTATGAGCAAAAGGTGTCCAGTGGGGAGGCATCTTTCGGATGTGGTTTAGTAGTTCCTCCACATGGTCTTCCCACCTCTCTGTTGTGGCTGTAGCTACTAGGTCTTCCCAGTCACCTGAGGTACACCCACGAGCTAGGAATTGGATCAGCCCTTTGTCACCTTTGGAGAGTTCTTTAACAATATCCCATTCACCAGCATCACGAAATGCAGCATGTACGTTCACCCAATTGGACTCTTTGCCAAAACTAACCCTAGCAGCATTAACTACACTAAGGTCAGTTCCCATGTGGTCTTTATATGTTGCTTTCATTTGGAACTTCCAACCAACAGTCGAAGGGCTGTAAACAGTACACCAAAGAGAAACGGGAATGTCACCCCTAGTGTAGTTGTAGTCCAAAGTCCAAGTGCTGGGATAAACCAAACTACACCCCAACCAACAAGCCAACCTACACAGAAGGTTAGGAAGAGTGCCAGAAGCACAATTCCAATCCCTGCCATGATACTAAGGACAACTACAGAAATATCTTTAAAGATCTCCATAATTACACATCCCAGACGTCTGCATATTCAGACTTATCTTCTTGTACCCATTCGACTAGTTCGGTAACAGCAATAGCTTCCAACCGGACACCAGAGCCATTAGAGTAGGTAGAGAACCGGACGATAGCCTTAGTGCCATTACCAAGCTCACCATCTTCACTGTAGTTCCACAGACGTTTAGTCTCAGGGTCACGAAGGTCGATAACCTTAGGTGGCAGGCCGTACTCTACAGTAACCTCTTTACCTTTGTTTGTAAAGGTCATCTCGTTACTCTCAATATTACGCTTCAGTTTAATAAACTGACCATTACCATACTCAGAATTACCCTCCAGAATACGATCATGACCCATAGGTTTAAGATCCAGACCAGATGCAATCAGCTTGTCCATATCTGCATCGGAATCAAAGTAAGCATTAACGATGGCGTGACCACCTTTACGTGCAATAGAGCCTTGTACAGATTTCGCTGGAGCATTCTCGTCACCATAGTCTGCATTCTCTTTGAAGACTTTAGCGTATTCCAGAGTCATTTTAAAATCAAAGTTAGCCATGTTTCATTTCTCCTTATATAGTGAAACAGTAGTAGTTTTATCTGGTGGTACGTATGTATATACTCCCTATTCCACCATTTGTCAAGGGAGTATTGTTGTTTTAATTAAGTCTTTTCAGCAAGATATTTCCTTGCCCAAGCTTCTTTTTGACCTATGTTATGCCATAGCCTTCGGTGTTCCATAACTTCTTCCAGAAGATTATGCGCTTGTTTCTCTTTATACAACCAAAAAGCCTTATGTTCATCTTTACAAGCTTTACACCACTCTAAGGTTTTCCTTAGTTCTTCTGGTGTTTGGTGTTTAAGGTTACTCATAAGTTACTCCTTTGTTACTAGTGGCAATCAGAATAATTATTACCAAACTGAGTATCAGAACCTACATCAACATTCAGTCGTAGGGCCTCATTCATTTTAACCGTGGCTGCATCCACTTTAGTTTGAGCTTCCTGAGTCTCACCTTTAAGAATGTACCCAAGAAATTCATCATGGTACTGCATGATAACCGGTAGACCTTCTTCTAACACATAAGCAAGCCAAGTGTCAAACACAAAAACACCTGTACTCTGATTAAGTGTACTAAAGACATCTTTGTAGTTACGTAGAGACATCCAGAAGCCAGATACAGGGTTCAAGACCCACAGAGAGCCATCCTTAAGGGTCTTAGTGGTCTGTGTAGTACCTACCTTCTTGATAGACCAGTTACGATCCCAGTAAGCCTTAATTAGAGCCTCAGCTTCCTTAATAGGGATACCTGTCTGTCTATTCATAGTTACCTTACCTACACCATAAACACAAGAGTAGTTAGCAGCTTTAAAACCTTTACGAAGAGGTTTAAGCTTAGCTACAACAGAAGGCACTCCAAGGTTATACTCATCAATCTCATCTTGAGTACAAGCCCCAGCAAACTGTGCTAGGTTCAAGTGAGGGTCAAAGCCTTCTACAGACATTTCAGCCACATAATCAGGGTCATAAGGCATCATATAGTGTCTTTTAGTGGTATCCTCAAGAGAAACCATATCAGACCCAATCAACACATGATCATCATCAGGTGCTAGTAGTAGTGAACGGATCTCCTTACCATAAGGTTTATCTACACCCGGAAGGTTGGCAATAGGTTTCCTATGCTTAAACCGGAATGTATTCGTAAGACCATCAATACGACTACGGACGATCCAATTACCTTCAACCAGTTCAGCCATATCAAGGAAACCTTGTACAACACCCAGACGATGTGTAATGATAGTCAAACCCTCAAGCTGCTCAATAGCAGGGTCTTTATCAATAAGTTTAGTTACACTAGGCGTAAGCTCACCATCCTTACGGACCTGAGGAACCTTCTTGTCATTCCCTTGACTGTCTTTCTTGTAATCAAAAGTACAAGGTTCCCACCCAAGAGAGAACAACCAGTCTTTAATCTGAGGATGTGACCCCGGATTACCTTGCTCATAGTCATAAACTACATTGAAAGGGATCTCAGTAGTTTTGGGTAGTTTAGCTTTCTCTAGGTTAGCAAACCACCGTTTACCAGCCTCAGATAGTGTCTCATCCTTCTTGTAGATATTCTTAGGCTTAGTTATCCGTTTTGTCAAGGCATGTTTTGGCATAGCCTTAGCAAGTTCTACTTCTTTAACATCCTTAAGCTCAGCCAATTTGTCACGGAGGGATACAGCAGAATTATAGTCTAGACGGATACCGTGTTGTTCTGTATTAAAGGCACATTGTAGTTTGAACCCCAGATAACGGATGAGTTTAAGGGCATCTTTAGAGAGGTTCCCGTGTTCATCTGTACCATAAAGGGCTACTAGTTTAGCTCGACACCTTTTCCACTGGCGGGTGTTGATCTTAACATCCTCTTCACAACGATGTTTATAATCTTCATATGTCAAGTCTTTCCAACTCTTGATCTTAGGTTTAGAAATACCAAAAGACTCACCATAAGATTCAAGACCATAAGAACTACGTTCAGGATCAAGATACCAAGAGAGGATCAAAGTATCTACGATCAACACCTTAGGCTTAAGCTTACGACCAAACAACTTCTCAATAGCTGGAAGGTCATAACCAATGATGAAGTGGCCAATCAGTAGGTCACAGTCTTCTACCAAATCGAAAGACTGTGGGTCTGGTGAAGACACTGGGCCTTCATCCAAACGTTCCTGCCAAGATACCACATGCATCTTAGATACACCCGGAAGCAGATCATCTGCCTCAATATCAAAGATGATTTCCTTGTGTTTCATACGTTACCTCCTTTGTTACTGGTGGAAGTGGAGGGAATCGAACCCTACTCTGCAAGCGTTATGAGCGCCGAGTGCCACCATTACACTACACTTCTAAACCTTTGTCAACCTTACTTATTAAGAATAGACAACCCTAGTTTCTCTCTAGTATTCATATAAATAGCTCCTTAATCACAAGTTACACATCAAAAGGGTCAGAACCCTTGTCATAGACAGGAGTATCACCACCTTTGAACGTCTTCTCAGATACAATAGTCGTTTCTGCATCATATGTCAAGGCCCCAGCAGGACCAGTAAGAGCAAAAGGTCGATTTTTACCTACAGTAAGATACGTAGTGTTCTTCTCTACAGGATCATCCGACATTTTATCTCGTTCCAGTTCGACAAGTACAATAGCCTCTTCTTCAATAGAGGAAGCATACTTAGTCTTACCATCAGAGTTAACGTGAGAGATACATACGATACCGATACCCTTACGCTTAGCAAACTCTGTAAGCTTAACCCCAAGCTCTGTCAAGGATGCTGTAGCACCTTCTGTACCACTAAGGTAAGCTAGACGTTGTAGGTGGTCAATGAAGATGAACTCAGCATTATAAACACTAACAGCAAACTTACATTGCTTAAGGCAATCTTGGATAGGGTCTTGAGGGTTAATATCAAAAGAGATAAACCGTTCATCAGCTACAACTTGTGTGACTGCCTCAATAACCTTATCTTCGGATACACCATTATCCTCAGCATCTTCTTGAGTATTTACGTTAACACCCAACTGATATGTAGCCATAGCTCGACCGGTAGTAGACTTCATTTCTTCCATCATAAGAGCGCCTACAGTCTTCTTGTGGTTCATCACGAGGTCATGCTGTAGCATACGAAGGAGACTACTCTTACCTGTACCCGGTGGGGCTTTAATGATAGTCAAACCACCTTTAACTAGCCCTCTTGCTACCTTGTTGAACTCCTGAATAGGTGTCTCCACATACTCATAAGGAGATTCCTCAGTGATAGCTTTAGTCCAATCTTCAGTACCAGCAGTGAAACCAGCAGGAGAGAACTTACGAGGTTTCCACCAAGCACTACGGTAAGCTGCCCCTTCATTATCAACCAAGAAGTCATTAGCATCTTTATACTTACCATGATCCATAGTGTAGACTTTATCAGGGAACATGTCAAACAAAGTTTCAGCTACATGATCCGCTTTTCCATCACTATCTAGAGACAGAATGATCTTATCAAAAGAGCCTAGCCAGTTCTCACAGTTCTTCCACAGTTTACCATTAGGTGTAGCATTAGGTAGAGATACCACAGGGTTTGTGTAGTTGCTCGTAGCAAGCATCTGGTAAGCTGCCATAGCATCAAACTCACCTTCTACAATAGTAACGTTACGAGAGGAACCAGCAGGAAACAAGTCCATACCAAAGAACTCGGTAAGAGTACCTTCACTTTTACTGAAGTGAGCTTTATGATCTTTCTCTAGGTCAAGGCGGCGGTATTTCTCTGTGCCATTAGGGTAAGGGAAACGAATTTCTTCAGATTTACCTGAAGTTTTAGTCTTACGTTCATACCATTCAACATTAGGGTAAGTCTTAACACCATACAAATCCATAGTTGAGCTTTTGATGCCTCGCATGGGCTTATACACACCACCAGTAGTAACCTTAGTTACTTCTTTAGTATTAACTGAAGTAGTATCACCTACATCAAATAGATCTCCGTCCATATCTTCTACCTCTCCTAGTACACGGTTCTTACCATGTTTTCCACTCTTACCATATAGTTTACCTTTAAATACAGAAGTATGCAAGTCACAAACGAAACATTTACCTACTTCTTTCTCTGTATTAAAGGAGTAACCATCGCTACTACCACATCCCTCTTGATCAGGACATGGTAGATGAGATACTTCAGACATCCAGCGCCTCCTTCAGTTTATCTAGTGCATCTTCTTTTACTTTATGAACCCATTGGTAACTGGTGTCAAGCTCTTTAGCCATCTCTCGTACAGTTTTCTCTTGGAGAACTACACCTACTACAATCAATTGCTCTTTAGCTGTAAGAACAGTGTCAAACACTTGACGTACAGCTACTGCATCCTCTACAGGTATAGCTTTAGACGATAGCATTTCGGCTACCTCATCAAAATCAATCATATTCTCTTGCAAGGCTAGGTAGATACGTTTCTGGGTTTCATTAAGTTTATCAAACTCTTCTTTGGGTAGTTCCTTAGTGAGCCTGTAGATATTTCCACCCTTAGGTAGTTTTGTAGGTTTATCTTGTGTCTTTACTGAGTGATACATAGCTTTACGCATCTCAGTGATTAGACGCCCTTGATCTGTAATACCTTTATCTAGAGCTTCATAATAAGCCAACAGTGCTTCTTGTTGCAGGTCTTCCTTGTTACTGTTACCTCTATATTTAGCCGAAAGACGTTTTGCTTTACTTAGGACTTCTTCTGTAGTGAAGGGTGAATTCATTATAGCACCTTTTCTTTATTAGTACCGGATCTCAGCCCAGTAGATATTACAAAACACCTCAGTTACACGCCGAAGTTCTTCTTTTGACAGTTCTTTCAGATTATCCTCAGAGTCAGCCACACGAGTAACTTTGAATTCAGGGTCAGAGATGATATCAAAGTAGTCCTTGCCTTTATTGTAGACACCATGGTCTACCATCTCTGCTGTAACCATTAGGTCAATCTGAAAGTCATTTGAGTAGAAATCAATGTCATACTCATAACCGTACATAACACACTCCTTTATTTATCTGCTAGCACAACAAGCACTATGATAGCAATGATGATAATCACCCACTCCATACTTCTTCCCTCCGTTTAACGGTAGGGAGTCTCATTAGTATAGAACAAATGCTTTCCTACCTTCCCATCAAATGTGAACACTTTAGCCCATTCTGGGCTGACATAATCAGCATGGTAGTGGGTAGACGTATTCACGGCTATATTCCCCCGAAGGGCTTCTTTTGCTACAGTCATTGATTCTTCTGCCAATTCCCCTGTAGGTAGCTTATCAGACTTACCATCATGTGTAAAGCTGAATTGTTTATCCTCAAAGACAACAGAACAGATATCGTTAGGGTACCTCTCATCAGAGGCCCTGTTAAGTATCACAGAAGCTACAGCTTCCTTACCTTGAACATCTTCTATACCAGCTTCAAAGAAGATAGCAACAGCTAAACACATTAATGGTGTCATATGTCACTCCTTAGTTACTACTACACATTCTTCCGGTCTTGCCCAAGTTTTAATCTCAACGGTGAAGTTATTAGAGTAGGTCTGTGAACCTAACACCTTAACGTTACCTCCACCAGTGAAGCCTGTAACCTGATACTCTTTCATAATACTAGTCCAACCCCAAGCCATAGCAACTACTGTGTCACCTTGCTTAATCTCACGTCCTACGATATCTTTAATCTGTGTCATTTGTCACTCCCAACTGGTACATAGATACGTTCACATTTGTAAACGTTGTTCTGTTTCTTGCATTCGTCTTTCTCACCACCCAGAATAGCAATAAGGAGACTACAACAAATAACGAGCATGGCAAGCATTCCACCAAAAAATGCATCTAACATAATAACTCCTCTTTTTGTATCTTGTGTAGCCCCAGATTACTCCAGAGCTACACTATTGTCAAGACTTAGTAACTGCTACCATCGAAGTCTAGCCACACCTCGTCACCATCATCATCAACCACCTTAACAGTGTCGTCATAGTAATCTACTCTTGTGATAAGATACCGATTACCTGCTGTCAAGTAGTCTACCCCCTTAGGGTCTGTACAAGTGATATAATCACCAACTTCCCAGTCATCATCGTCGGCAGTGCAATCAAACACTTCCCAGTCATCGGTAACAACAGTACGAGACTCAAGATCAGCCATCTGCTCTACAGTGATATCTGCAATCACTTCATACTGACACACCCGCATCTTAGCAAAGTTGTAATCATGGGGTACAGCTACCACATCACGAGGGTTAACTTTAAGCATAATAGTCTTAGCACGAGAAGCATTGGCATAACTGTCCAGATAGCTAGACGCTGCTACGTGAAGACCAGAGGAACATGTGTTGTTAGGATCATCATCCACATCACTCCGGTTCATTTTAACTACAGCACCTACAGAGTTATCCATCTTATGTGTACGAAGGTCTTTGAAGTTCTGGTCTACACGTTTGAATGCAACAAAACAACCATCCTCAGTGAAGGGTGCTTGGAACTTCTCAAGGAAGTTAAACAGACACTTACGGCTACGGAAAGAAGGATTCTCCATAAGGTTCTCAAAGAAGTTGACCCAAGGACCAATGTTAAACCCTTCATCCATCAGGGTTACCATCTTCTCAGTCAGAGAGTCATTAACTTCCTCACCTTTGTAGAGGACTGTAGAGCCTTCAATTGTCACGGAGCCTTGGCTGAACTTCTCGACAGCCTTACGCTTATCCAGAAGGTCTCCAATAGCTTCCACATCATGTGTAGTTTTCTTAAGCTCTTTAACCAGAGAGTCATAGGACTTTTCACTGGAGGTGATAGTAAAGATCTCACCATTAAGAACCACAGTGACACTATCACCACTGTATGTATAGATTACGTTTGTCATATTTTGTTTCTCCTGTTTGTTATCTCAGGTTACTTTAGTGTAACCCGAGTTACTTGTCAAGACTTATTTTTAGCACGAAAGGCATCTAGTGCCAAAACATACTGCGTGTAGGCATCCAACTTAGACGTAATACTATGTTGGTAGCAGTCCAGCAAAGGGTAATCCCTATAGATTTTATCTTCCAGACTATCTAGAGTATGAGGCTTACTACTAACATCAGATGCTGCACTGCTAAACATATCAATAAGGTAGCTACACTGGTAATGGTTAAAACCAACGTGTGAGTCTTTAACCTTATCAAGCTCGTTATAGTAGGTTTTAATAATACCAGAGAACATATCCTTACGTTTCTGTAGTCCAATACCATCACGATAGTTAGACTTCTCTAACACCTCTTGTAAAGGCTTAATGTTGCCCTCAACCCATTTCTTTAGGGTAGGTACAATCTTAGTCCACTTATCATTAGCCTCAAACCGTTTCCAGAGTGTCTTAGGTACAATCACTACTTGCTTAGAGCCAATCTCCGGGATGCTTTTGTAGTTCAACCCATGGTATCTGTAACCAACCCCTTCTACATTTCCACTGTAACTCTCAAAGTAGAACCCACCTTGATCCATGTCAACTTCAATGTCGTTCCAGAAAGCATCATACGCCTTAGCTTTAGAGGCTGTACGTTTTACTGGGGTAACATCAGAAAGATCAGACACGTTACGAACCAGTGACGTACCAAAAAATTGTTTAACTTTTGTAAGATCATCTTCAACATATGTTTTAGTCTCCTTATCCCATTCAAGACGTACCAACAAAGTGTACTCAACACGAGTACCTGTAGAGACTACCCAGCTACGTACCCGTGCTTCTGCTCTAACGTCATTCTTTGGACCTTTATTATAAGACACAAAAATTGCATTTACAGATTGTGAGGTACTTCTGGTGCTTGTCTTAACAGCCTTAGTGTAATTCTTATGGAACACAGCAGTTACGTAAGGCATAGTGTACGAACTGTGTAGTTTATCATAGTCGCCCCACTTAAGTTGGGTCTTAAGGCTATGTGGAAGGCCACTGTTACGAATGAACTGGAAGGCCTCATAAGGCGTCTTACACTTATCAAGGCCTACACTAGCATCCTTAACCAGAGAGGCTACAATACCCATCACACGCCCTCTCAGATAATTCTTAGTAGGTTCCTTAGGTCCATACGAAAGGTCTTCACGAGAGGCTGTAACCTCTACAGCACCAATAGGTACATCCATGATGATCCTCATTTGTTGGATAATAGACTTAGTGTTATAATCCAAGTCTAGTTCATTGAGGTTTACAGGATAGATAACACAACCCATCTGGATAAGGCAAGTACCAATACCCATGCCACTCACAGAGAATGTAGAGTAACCTTCGCCCTCTGTGTTACGTTCAAACTTAGGCCATTCGAAAGACTTCTGACCAATAACCACAGGCTTAACATTAAAACCAAGTGATACACGATTAGCTGCCTGAATGAAAGACTGATAATCAGGACGTGCTACAGGAAAACTAATCTCAAGACCAGATTCTTCTTCTGTTTCCATTGGAGGAATAAGAACATTCAGACGAGGTTCACCAGAACCTTCCATAGTAACATTGTATGAGGTCTTAATGCCCTCATGGATAGATACTACAGAGAAGGTGTCAGTGTATGACATAGGAGACATACGACCAACGCCCCACTTACCAACAGCAAGGTTAGTATTTTCCTTGGAGCTATGACCAAGGATTGTGTAGTTCTTTTTCATCCAATCATAGGAAAGACCTTCACCAAAGTCACGTACCTTAAACTCAGGACGGAAGGTGGAAGGGAGAGTTACTTCGAAAGGACGATCTGGTGTACCTTTCATGCAATGAGCATCAAAAGCATTAGACCAAATCTCACGAGTAATACTCTCGGCCTTCTTTGAGTACAGACCTGAGATAACCATCTTGAACATCTTACCAGAATTCTGGATACCAAACTCAGCACTATCCATAACGTTAGTGACTGTACCTTTAGTTGCTTGTTGGATAATCATGTGTAACTCTCTCCTTGTTTCTCTTGATATAACCTATGTAATGGTTAGGTCTCTACTTGTCAACCACCAATTCATACAAAGGTTCATAGACCTTCATGCCTGCCATGTAGGACCAAGCCATTCCACCCTCACGTAGAATCCATGTTTTAGTTCTGTAGTTGTACTCCATGATCATGTTTTTATCATCCTCAATAGGGAGTAGGTAATACTCAGCCTTATGTCTATGTTTAAGAGCTACAATATCACTCATTAATCTCTCCTTTAAGTTCTCCAAGTTGATGTTTGATCACCTCTTGAATATCACTCAAGATTTCTTGACCAGCTTCGGACTCAACTACAATCTCAGTTCCTTTAGCTCCTGCCATCAGGTAGATAGTCTCCTTATCAGGGATGATCGCACAGATTACACCTGAGAGCAATACAGCTACAATAGTTTTAATAAGCATTTTACGGGGTGGTTTAGTTACTCCGGGTGTTGTGTCATAGTGCATTTCCCAAAAGAACCATAGAATAAGGATCACACCAAAAGAAGCAACCAAAATTACAACTAGGTAAGTTGCCAAACTAGGAAGAATAGAGGCCAGATAGAGAACCCACATAAGTCCATTCATTGTGTTACACCTTTACCTTGACTAATCGCATCAATCTGTCGTTGGATCACAGCCCGTTTATTTACATCAGAAGTGTTAGCCTTCTCTTGATGTAGGGAAGCACGGAGACTACCATTAGATTTATTACGTGAGATCATCTCCCACTTACGTTCCTGACTCTTATACTTCTTACTCAGAGTACTTACGTTAGTATTTACTTTAGCCATGTTATACATTCTCCACTTTAATTTCACTTTTAACTGTACCATTGGACAACTTGTAAGTCATTTTAAGTTTAGACTCAGGGATTCTCTTCTTACCCCACTTCTGTCCATTAGCACTGTAGAGTGTAACTTTAGTTGTGTCAAGAAGTTTCTTAAGTTCTTTTACTTGATATTGATTAAGACCTTCTACAAAAACCTCTAGGTCAACTTTAGGTTCCACCAACTCAAGATCTCCTTCTCTGTAGCTATTACCTCGCCCATTGTCCCAATCTACAGAGTCTGTGAAACCATCCGACCAAAACCCATCCACCGCTACCGTACCTTCACAGTCAGGGTTAGATTCACCTTTGGCCCATAGGGCCTTACCTTGCTCACTCAGACGAACACGATCACCAATATTAAACATATGTTATTCTCCTTATTTACTGATATCTTGCCCAATGTAGTAACCATTGAACTGATTTAAGAACTCACCTTTATGAATCCCTTCATTATATTGAACCCAAAGGTATACTTCACCTTTGTAGCCACTTTCTTTGATCTTGTCAACCAACATCTTAACAGTAGCTCCACCCCCAAGAAGGTCATCTACAATAACAACACGTTTGATCTGATGTTTCTTAGGCATATCAAAGTCTAGAGAGACCACCTTACCATTCTCACGTACCTTATTAGCATAAGTATCTATAGAAGGAAAGAACTTTGGTACAGAAGAATCAGCCCCCACAAACAAAGTACACCACTTATGGTCCAACTCCAAGTCATACATCACGTCAAAAGGGTCTACTTTTGCAGACACAATACCATAACGTGAGTCATGCTGTACTTGATAACACTCAATGTTAAAAATACTAGAGAGTAGGCTGTAGTGTTTAGCTGGGTCATACAAGTCTTTGTCAGCCCTCATATGGTTAACATAACCTTTAATCTTAAGAGGGAACGGAGTTTTAACCTTCTCTAGACGGAGGTAAATCATAAAGCAAGATAGAGAAGTGAAAGTCTTTTCATCAAGACGATCTACAGTCACTTCACCTTGAGCTACAATTTCAGGGAAATTGCTTGTGTCAAGCTCACCTTGACCCCGGCGATAGTACTTAAAAGTTTCCATAGTCATTCTCCTTTACAATAAGCTACAGTGTTAGGTGTTGTTTGATGTATAATTTCTGCTACAGTCTCACACTCTTCTACACTGTTCATAAGGTATTCGTTGGTTTGTGTCAAGGTGATAAACCAACCCTCTGTCACTACGACAACTACTAGTAACATGAGTTACTCCTCTATTTTACTTCAGGCTATAGTTACCAGAGGAATCCACTGATGTCCATAGTTATTTAGATGATCTACCAATTCTTCCTTAGTAAAGTTAACCCAAATAAGGTTTTTAGTTTTAGGGTCAAGCTCCAATTTTTGTCCACTACTCTCCCAAACACATTCAGAGGACTCTGTAGCCGGTTTATGCTGTCCATGTACTCGACCATCTGTAGAAGTCTCTACAATAGTCCATCTACGAGGTTCATCTTTTTCAGACAAACCATTCCAAGCAATAATGGCTTCTGTGCCACCTTTTAGTGTCGGTGCTACGATCTTGCGGCCACCTTGAATATCTTCACGTTCCCAGATAAATTTCACGAGAATCTCCTTTGTTTGTTGTTGAGACCAACCTAAGCCAGTCTCAACTGTTTGTCAATAATTAAAACACAAGTTCCATACCATAGGTATCCTGACGACCTGTCAAAGACTTCTTACCCGGATCAGTCTTAGGGTCTTTCTGGATAGACACCCATTCACCATCTTGTTTAACAGCAGTAGCTTTGAAGGCAAATCCCAGTTCATCCCGTGTCATAAACTGGTAGGTGTAGGCACCAATACCAAAGACGATGTTCAGAGGACTGTAACCCTTAGCTACCATCCGTGTCAACATAGCTTTGATACGTTCTTGGTTCATACCATCACCATAGATCACTCCAATGTGACTGTCAAGTACCTTAAGGCCAGCAGAGTCCAGAGTATGACCAAAAGTTTCATCCAGTAGTTCCAGAGTTCCCTTCTGTTCTGGTGTCATATCAATAGGTTCAACCTTAAGGTCCTCTATTTCGTCAAGGAAATAGTACTGTTTATCATAACGATTCCAGAATAGGTCAGCAGTAGCTACGTAGGCTTGTCCACCTTGAGACACGATAACCTCCGCCTCCATATCCCCCATTTCACCATGAGGTACATCTTTAATAGCTGCATCCCAAATGTAATCACTGACCCAATCCTCAATATCTACCCCAGATTCGATTACCTTAAAAGGTACACCACAGACGATATCTACAGGGTCACCAGAGTCAGGACGGATAACTACCTTACCATCACGACCCATGATACGGTCCTTCATAGCAGGGATAGTCTCAGTTAGAACCTTAAAGTAATCCCAAGTATCACTAACAATAGAGACGATACCAGAAGGGTAGATATCAAGGATACGATTATAGGTCTCAGCCTCTGTCTCCTGACCACCAGCACACATTACCGAATGCTCAGTAGCCGGGACAGAAAACCCAGTGACCTCTCCATATACACGTTCCATAGCCCGTGCAGCGGGGATAGTATCAGAACCTTTAAACACCGACAGATGGCCACACCCAGTAAGTACAGCACCTTCATCACCAAGAATCCCACGATAAGAGAAATCGTGTCCCATGAAGTCAACAGCAGCCAGTTCATCATCAGAGTAACCTTCCATGAAGCTTTCGATAGTCTGTCGGATATGTGCAGCACGGTTAGCAGCAGTAGTTACACCCCAGACATTGGAGAGCATAGTGGTTTCAATGAAAGATGTCAACCAAGCAAATTCTTCATGAGTATTCTCAACTACAACAAGAGGTGTCTGGAAGTCCTGCCATGTACGTTCTGGTTGAATATGGATAGTGATAGGAAGTCTTTGATCAAGATACCACAGGTCAATCCAGTGGTCCACACTATTGTCACCCCCAAGACGATTATCTAGGAAAGTTTTGTACTCCCCTACAACCTCTGCAATTTCATTATGGTTCATATCAAAGAACCAACTTTCGAAACTCTTGAGCTTCTCAATAAACAGCTTAGCACCAAACCAAAAGAAACGATCTTTAGAGATTTGATCATTGTAGTTAGCCCCACGAGCCACCAGAGTAGATGAAACATTAGTTACATTCTCTGGGTATTGTGCCTTATGAGAGACTTTGTAGAAGTCTGCCATGTACATCAGGTTATATTGTTGTTCCATTAGTTATACTCCTTGAGGTATTCTTCTGCTGTTTCATACACTTTCACACCTAATGTGTCAATATCAAAATCATCAGGCAGGTTAATTACAGAAGGTGTCTCATTAGCACCAAAATCCTCATAAGGGTCATATGGATAATCTTCTGCCTCACAGATGGAACTAAAGAAATCTTTATCTTTAGTATAGACAAGTCGCACAGAACCATCACCCGTACCTTTAGCAAAAACATAAATCTTCATTAATTTTTCTCCTTGTTTGTTTCGTTATAACTGTAGTAACACACCTAAGTTATGGTGTAAAGTCATAAACTACAGGCTGGAAGTAATTAGATTCACGTTCAATGATCTTAGAGATGATACCCCAGTCACCACCAGCTAGACCAGCACCAATCATAGGGAAAGCTACTTCTTCCTTAGAACCTAGTTTAGTATGGTTACACATGTAGTAATCAATCTCTTGGATACAACTTTGAATAGCTCCGTAGTTAGCATACCGTTGATCTGTACCATAGTGGTCTTGAGTGATACAGTTAAAGATTGTTGGTTTGTTACCTAATCCAAACTCTTGGTGTGAGACGGAAGATCTGATTACCTGACCTAACTTAAGTCCACAGTCACGATACCAACTAGCATAACCCTTAAAGGCATAGTAGTAGTTATCTTTAACAATCTTTGCTACACCAGAACCCATGACGCCTTGGGCGTTACACCCATGAGCAATATACTTATGTTCACCTTTGAACATGTCTCCGATACGATAATCAATATTCATAAGTAACTTCTCCTTTTACTCTACAGTGTATCCTAGAACCTCTTGTAACGCAGTCAAACCCTCTCTGTCAAGCTCAAACTCTTCATCATATCCATGATCGTTGGTTACATGAAGAAAAGCTTTACCTATACTAGCTTTGGCCTCCCTTAGTTGATAACCTAGATTACGCTTACGTTGGATACGTTCAGCAGCCTTAAGAATTTCATCATCAGTCATTGTCTTTCTCCATTAGGATGCGTTGGCACAGTTCTTTTGCCACCATTTCGGCAATCTCGGCCAGCTCATCAGGTGTAAACTTTGGTTCTGACTTGATGCGGTAGGCACGAGTGTCAATGAAGAACTCTCTGCGTTCGACATCACGCCAACCACGAATACCTAACCACTGAATTCTTGCGCCATTATGCTGACCCAGCAGCAGCGCACCCTTCTCAGCATCGGACATTTCACCCCACGTCTTGGGCTTGTCTTCGTGTTCGTCGGTCCATTCGGCTATGAGGTCTTTACGATGGACGTTACTGATCACTGAGGTGCGGGAATCCCGATCACCGTGGACCCCATCTGATTCGTTCCAAAGTTCACCTTCAGGGTCATTAACAAGGCCCCGCCAAACAGGTTTACTCATTGGACCAACCTTCAGGCCTTCACGGGTGCGATAATACTTTCCAACTTCAACCTTGATAGTCATTAGTTACTCCTTCGTTCAACTTGACACTAACCTAAGTCTTCTTCTTATCCTTGTCAATAGGCTTATTTAGATTTCCTACCCAATGAGTACAATCATCACAAGGATCATCTTTAGATGTAACTACACAATTATGATACATGCTAATCTCCTACTATAGTTATAACTTAAGATACTCTATAGTTACTCTTAAGTATTCTTTAGTTAATATCTTATTATAATTATAACCTAAAGAGAAACTATAGAGTATCTTAAGATATAACTTAAGTTAGCCCCCTTACCCCCATATGTACTCTCAAACTGAGTGTTTGTCTAGTCACAAATTGTTACAGTTCTGACACTTCTTCTTCAGTCAGAGCCTTAATCACTAGTTACTCCTTTGTGTTTTCTCTTACGGTGTAGCTTCTTATGTTTTGTAGCTACAACTCTCAACTTATACTTTGGTTGCCGTAAGTCAAGAGCCATCGGGTTCCTTTTACGAATATTTTTTCTTTTCATATACTTACCTATACTTTTGACATCACTCTCATTTTCCATCGGAGGGGTGTACCTATAATTCCCTCGGAGGGGTACTCTCATTTTCCACTGGAGGGGGTACTCTCATTTTCCACTGGAGGGGTGTTACCAGAATCTGAATTCACTTTCGTAACCTGAACCTGAATTCACTTTCATGTTTGACATCACGAATTGTTTCAAATGCTTGTCAACCCCTTGACACAGATATTGTGATAATTATTACAACGTCAGTTGACACTCACGAATTGTTACCGTTTGTAACAAAACAAACAATACTATTGACAGCCATTTTCTGGCCGTCTGTGACATAAATGTTACGAAGTTTCTATCGCCCACCCTCGGTGTTTTTTGCGATACGATTATGAATAACCGGACCCATGGCAGAGCGACAATGTAATTACAGAATATAGAAATGTCAGAACCTTGTCAACAGCTTATTTTAGGTCAGAATAAGAATACTGATTCAGGAAAGATTCGATCAAAACGCCTTGTCAAGTCTTTTATTTGGATATTGTGCAGAAATACCCTCTTGACACGTCCAGACTGCGCTTGAGGTTTTTCATGGGTCGTAACTCACTAATTTCTAGACCCCACTCAGCGGGGCTTATATTGAGCCTGTGGACATATTCAAAAGATCGTATGTTTAACCCTACAAAATTAGCAGTTGACAAGGTTCTGACATTTCTATAACCGCACGCACGCTTCTTTAGTTAGATTAAGCCAATCACATGCTAGATAATGAATGTGAACTTTTTTGAATTTAGGGGTTTACAGTCACCGGGATAAAATGCCATAAACAATACAAGGAAACGAACAACGGACCAGATGGTTCAAACAAGGAAAGTTAAGACAATGGCAGCAATTCAACAAGCCTTCAATCAAGTTTCCATGGCAATCTCCCACAACTGTTTTGGTGACGACTGCAATTCAGATGTGATTGATGATCAATTCATATCATTGGCCTTGGAATTCGGTGCCGTGCCTTGTGATATGGCTTCTCCCAAGTTCATGGAACTGCGGGCCTCACTTAGGAAACAAGCGGGGGTATGACAATGAGTAGTCATTCAAAGCGGGCTTTCGCAGTTCAGATCAAGGCTTTTACATTGTAGAGACACAAGGGGATTCCGACGAAATCGTCAAATACCTAGATTGAATCAAAACGAACAACGGACCAGATGGTTCAAACAAGGAAAGTTAAGACAATGGACAAAGAAACATATAAAATCAATGTTGCTTACAAGGGTATGCATGATTTTACAGTAACCGTTGACCGTAACGGGCCGGATAACACAACGGAGCGACATGCGGATTTTGTGTTTAAGACTTTGAAAAGGGGGTTGCCCGATAGTTACAACCTAACAATGACTAAAAAAACAACTGCAATTAAATATGAATTGATCTCATGATACGCAAGGCAATTCTCGAATTCATGGTATTGGCAATCTTATTTGCCAGTATCGCAACAGTCTTCTGAATCTAACAAGAAGACAATCGTAACAAGCTTCTGAGGTAATACAGATGAAAATTAAAGCTTTAATCCGCCATTGCTACCACGAAAACCGTCCTGTTGTTTACTATAAGCAAAAAGGAAAGTTTTACAAAATGGTTGCGCCTAATTCGGTACAACCACTTTCCTACCAAAGTGTTAACCAAATGCTTAAAGGTTGGAACAACAAGGCAATCGCAGTGCTACCCAATGAACAAGTTTTGTTCAATGGTAAACCTGTCGAATTGAATTCTGATACCGTGGAAATTCACGGCAATAAAGTAAACGTGTAACCTAACAAGGGAACTATCACATGATTAAACTGCCCCTGAATGACAATACAAATGGATACCGTTTTCGCAATTCCTTTGTGAAAGGTATTTACCGTAAACGTTTGGTTAAAAAACGTTATGGAATTACTAAGGGTAAGACTTTCCGGGCTTTCCATATAGGTAAACGTTCAATTTATATTGAGCAATTCAAGCCTATTCGTGCAACATATCGTTGGGTTCCAATTTGGGCCAGTGATCTAATGATTGATTAAGAAGTATTGCCGTTAATAAACTGGCGGCAATATCACTCAATTAATCACATGTTAAACAGAAGGAAAAAACATGGGAATTTACAATAAACAGTACGGTTTGACACTCTGGACTAACGGGGAAGAGGGTTTCAAGCGGATTAACCTTAACCTGCCACCCATGACACGGGCTGAGGCTGAAAAGGCTCTTTCAATGGCAAAACCTAATCCCGGTGAAACACTCGCAGTCTATAATATGGAATCGGAGTAAATCAAATGGTTAATAAAGCAGATTTAGCACAGGCCGTAGTGGAATCTTGGGATTTAGGCTATCTAATAAACTATGCAATTGGCCAATTAGTAGACGCTTATGATGATGATCCAGAGTTATTTCAGGAAGATAAAGAAACTATGTTTGGAGACTCAAATGACTAACAAACAAATCCGGCAGCTATACAATAATGGCAAAACAATCAACCAATTGTGCCAAATGGCGGGGCTTTCTAAAGCCCGTGTTCTAATGATCATTAAAGGTAAGTAACATGTATCAATTGAATGTGACAGTCGAAAAGGCCAATGGCACAATTGAAGCTTTTGAATATCCATTCAAATATGACAATTATATTGATGCTGCAACAGAACTACAAAGGGCACAATATATCTTATCTCAATATGGTGATAAGATTCAATCTGTGACAATTACTAAAGAATAACGTCAGAAACAAGGTTAAGTAGCATGCTAGTTAAAGAAGCTAAGGCAATCGTAAATATCTCTAATGGCAATTCTAAAATGCCGGGCACGACATTTGCACAAGATGCATTTGCATGTGTAACAGGATCAAAGCTTGCCAAGATCAAGGGGTCTATCTGTGATCAATGTTACGCAAGGCGTATTCAAAAGATCCGCCCTAGTGTTGATAAGGGTTGGAAAGCCAATTATGAAAAGGCTGTAAATCTGATTGCTACAAATCCTGAGAAGTGGATTGCAGCCTGTGTATTCCAGATTAATCGTCAAGCTAATAAGACAGGGGAAAACTTTCATCGTTGGTTTGATAGTGGTGATATTGACTCAATTGGACAATTGATTGCAATTGTTAATGTTGCCAAAGAGACTCCCCATATCAAACATTGGTTGCCTACTCGAGAATTGGCAATTGTGAAAGGCTATCAAAAGCAATTCGGGGACTTCCCTAGCAACCTTTGTGTCAGACTTTCCGCCCCTATGGTGGATCAAAAGCCTATCACAACCGATCTGCCAACTAGTACAGTGCACAAGAAAGGTTCCGAGGTGACAGGGTATGAATGTCCCGCCCCTAAACAGAATAACAACTGTGGTGATTGTCGGGCGTGCTGGAATACTAACGTAAGCAATGTTAGCTACACAAAACACTAATCTCGAAAGGAATATCTAATGAAAGTTAATGTAATGCTAGAGGTGGACCTTGAGACCCTTAATAAATACCTAGGTAATGTTAAGGACGTGCCTATAGAAAAGGCACTAGATGAATTCCTTTGTGGGTTTGTTTATGAACGGAATGAATACGGTGATCATGAAAAGGAAAATACGGGTGTTACCTTAGTCAGTAACTGCGGCTACATCTCTTTCTAATTAATCTCAGGTTACTATCGAAAGGAATATCTAATGTTGAAAGCTACAAAAATCGAGCGTGAAATTAAAGTTATCCAAGAAGAAAAGATCATTCTAGAAATGACTATAGAAGAGGCAACGGCACTGCGTACTCTTTTGTTTTGTCATGTATGCGGTCATATAAATACCCCTCGCAGTGACCTTGATAGGGTGTCTAACAGGTTGGAAAGCGTAAGTGTACCCTACTATAAACTAGATTCGGGGCGGGTTTTGTCTAATCCTATTAATATGGACATGTATATGGGCAAGGTTATAGCTAAGGAATAACTGAGGCTACATATAAGCCCCCATGTAGTGGCCTTTGGATATACTTAGGTCACTACCATAGCTTAGCTATAGAACCCCTATTGTAGCACCCTTAGAATGAGTGAGAGGTGATTATTATTCTTATTCATAATGTAGTGGCATAACATGAGTGTTATTCATAACTAGTATTATAGTTATATCAAAGGGTTAACCAAGGTATTACTAGGGTATTACTTGATAATGCGTAACATTTGATTGTTTCGTTTGATAATCAATGGTTTAATTTTAGTGTTTTATAGGGCTGCGAAGCCTTAGCTCTGTGTCAATAGAAATCTTTCGATATACCCAAAGTTTATTTCATTAGCCTAGTGTGACCAATGTGCAACACATGCTTAAACCATAGTAATATCAAAGGCTTATAACCAAGGCTTAAACCAAGGAGTGACTACACATGTGATGATTATGCAACAGTTGTAACTAAAGTTATATCTTATGCGGGGGCACAGGGAATATCTCTTGTCAACCCCTTGACATAACAAAAGTGGGACCCTCCAGAAAACTGTGGTATAATTGCGACAGGGTGGGCAGGCACCTAAGAATCCAAAACAAGAAAAAAACCTTTGGGCACTAACCAGTGATATAACTAAGAATCCAAAAGAAGAAAAAACCTTTCACCCCCAACCAAGGTTTAACCAAGGCCCATACCAAAATAAAAAATAAAAAATAAACTTAGGTTGACAGGAACAAAGGTTCATGCTAAGGTTTAACCAAGTAAGATCTAAAGGAACTTTGTTACAGAACTGATCACTTTTAACCTAAATACTGTAACAATTATCACTTTTTACATGAAAACTTATGTTTCAGGTAGACAAAAGCTGAAATAGGGAGTATATACATATTTAGATACCTCTTGGGGGGTAAGGGGGGCTAACTTAAGTTATATCTTAAGATTTACTATAGTTTATCTTTAGGTTATAATTATAATAAGATATTAACTAAAGAAGAACTTAAGAGTATCTATAGAGTGTCTTAAGTTATAACTATAGTAGAGTCTACACAGGTGTAGTTGACATACTAGTATGATCTTTAGGTCATATTGATTATATATGATACCTAGACCATAGCTTAAGATATTCTATAGTTACAACTTGAGTTCCGACTTCCGGCACCCACTATAGTAACTCTTAAATGTGTAGTTGATACTATTGAATATAGTGTTTTATATACTTATAAGTAAGAAACTTAAGAAAAACTATAGTTACTAGTAGACAAAAGCTAAAATAAAGAGTATATACATAAGTAGATAACTTTAGTGGTTTCATCAACTAGGACGTATACCACAAGTCTTGTTCTCAAGGTACAGTCCTACCGATGGTGAAACCTCTAAAGCTATCTTAAGTCACTTTTACAGTTGACACTACAGAGTACTTAAGTTATAACTACAAATACAGGAAATCAACATGGCCCAAGCAATTCCCTACTCAAAAGACATTGCGAATAAAGTGAGAAGAGGAATTCGTGAGGGTCTGAATATCAAACAAATCTTTGGTTCTATCCAAAGCCTACAGAATGCCCCCGGTTCTATCCAAACGTTCTACAAACTCTATAAGGGTGATATGGATGAGGAAAGAGCAGATATCGTAGGTAAAGTAGGGCACAAGGTTATTGATCAAGCTCTTGAAGGAGACTTCAAGTCACAAGAGTTCTTCCTAAGATCTAGAGGTGATTGGTCACCACAGTCAACAGTCACAGAGGTTGAGTCCGATAGTGCTGATGATGAGGTTAACGCCATTGATGCTCTTATGATTGCTCTAGGTAAACTTGATCCTGATGCTGATGAGTAACTAAAGTACTAAACAACCAACTTCGACATATGAGCAGGTTGGTAAGTGACTAAAAGAATAACTTAGGTCTTGACTGACAAAGGTTCTTAGGTTACTATTAAATAAGTTGATGCGGGGAGAATTGGTATTCCGACCAGTCTCATAAGCTCGGTACAGAGGGTTCGATTCCCTCCTCCGCCACCAATAACTTATCATATCTGATGAGAATAACACCTTAAAAGGTACTTTTTTATCACCTATGATAAACAACAAATAATGGAGTTATTACAATGGAAAGTAAAGCTCGAAAGATCACCGACTGGGGTAACGCCCGGTCATAAGAACCGGCTTATCGTGTTGGCTAGATTGGCGGGCTTTTAATCCGTCGGCGTGGGTTCGATTCCCACCCGGTTCTCCAAAGATTGCGTCAACTCTCGCCAGAAACATCCTAGGTCTGGAGAGGGAGGGTTGGCGTAAGTTATATGTAGCTCGGGTAGATCTGGTGACTACGACTGTTTGAAAAGCAGTAGAACAAGGTTCGATTCCTTGGGGCCACACCAATTACGCTAGAGAGTAAAACTCCAGTTTTTACGTTAGAGAGTAAACTTCAGAGGTCTGGAGGCTGGTTTGCTAAACCAAGGGCACCTTAGGGTGTGGGGTTCATTTCCTCTGCTCTCTGCCAATTATTTTAGATAATGGAAAGTAATGCAGCGGGGTTGGTCCTGCGACTAGCCTTGAAAACTAGGTCACGAGAGATCGTGTGGGGTTCGACTCCTCTGCTTTCCGCCAAACAAAAGTTACAGGAACTGCTATTATGGCTGACACAAAAATTAGTGACCTACCCGTAATCACAGGTTCTGAGATTGTAGGTACCGCAGACATTGTTCAAGTTATTGACACTAGCTCTGCTACTAACAAGAAAATTACTGTGGATGAGTTGTTCACAAATAGAGATGCCTCTAATATCACTATCCATAGTGGTACAATCACAGGTATCACTGACCTAGCTGTAGCTGATGGTGGTACAGGTGCTTCTACAGCCTCTGATGCTAGGACTAATCTTGGTGTAGCTATTGGGTCTGATGTGCAGGCTTATAGTGCTAACTTAGCCACTTATGTAAGTAATCCTCTAACTTCTGCTGAGCTTACTCAGTTACAGAATATTAATACTAACACTATCACAGTTACCCAATGGGGTTTCTTAGGTGCTTTAGATCAAGGTCTTAGTACTACTGATGATGTAGTTTTTGCAGGTTTTACCTCTACAGGTATTGATGATAACGCTACTGATACAGCATTACTACTTACAGATACTGCTACTGTATTAGGTCAGGTATCCGCCTCTTTCACTTTAAGACGTAGTGTAGATGATGAGTCTTTATTTGTTTCTGGAGGTAATGCTTCTAACTCAGGCGCTAATCTAGTCTTGTATGGTGCTTCACATGCTAATGGAGGTGACTTCCTTCTTAGAGATGGCACAACTACAGTTTTTATGTGGGACAAATCTGACGATAGATTAGAGTTCTTAAAAGATATTAATCTTACAGGATCACTAGAACTATCTGGAACCGGTACAATTGGAGATGGTGCATCTGCAAATGGTAATGGTGATGATCTTGTTGTTAGTAAAGACCAGACCGATGTAGGCCTAAGCATATTGGCAGAGGATGGTACTGGATTCTCTCGTATCTACTTAGGATCACAGACCGCTCCAACCGCTTCCAAGATTCAGTATAGTGAGAGTACTGGCGCACTGTCGATGAAGTCAGAAGGTCCATTGGTATTACAATCCGGTGGTACAGTTGACAGACTAACAATTGACGCTTCTGGTAACACTAGTGTTAGTGCTGGTTTTACTTTTGGTGGTGAGATTACAGAACTTACAGGCACTATGCCATCAGGTACAACTCCTGCTATTGATCCTGTTAATGGTACAGTACAAGAGTGGACTTTAACAGGCAACAGTACTCCCACAGACTCTCTAGCTGATGGTGAGAGTGTCTTACTACAAATTGATGATGGTTCATCTTTCACAATCACTTGGCCTACTATGGAGTGGCTTGGTGGCTCTGCACCTACACTAGACACAAGCGAGACAAACGTAATTGCTATGTGGAAAACTGGATCAACCTTGTATGGTAATTTCGTGGGGGTATCAAGCTAATGCCTATAATCCCACGTTTACTAGGAATGGGTTCTTCTGATGGGATAGGGTTAAACTTTAGGGTGGCTTCTCTAGGTAGGGAAACTGCACACACTAATACAACCACTATCACAGGTATTCCTGTAACTTTAGATGAGTTATGCGTGTTTGCTGTTATGTGGGATAATGATGGTTACTCAGAAAACGGTACAAGTATTAACGGGACAAGTGGTACACTTATCGTTGACAACTTTGATGGTACAGAGTATCCAGAAGGTTCTAGTTACTATTATGTCTCCACAGGTTCCTTTTCTTCGGATGTAACTGTAAGTATTAGTGGTGGAATAGAGACTAGTAATGGTGCTATGATGGTCTTCACACCAAATACACCTATCCAATCTATCGTTGTAGGTAACACAGCAACTGCTGATGGATCTGCTGCTTTGAATAGTACTTTAAGTGCTGAAACCCCTGCTACAGTCCCTGAGGGTGTCATTAGGTTAAAAGGTTACTTCCTAACAGGTCGTCCTCAAGCTTCAGCTACACAAGACCCAACACCTACTTTTGTAGAGGGTGGGTGGACTCATGTGAACCCTCTTAATACAGGGACACAGTATGCTTACAAAATACTCAACCCCGGTGATGTAGATGTAGACGAGCAGATCACGACTACTGATGCTGGCCGTCAAGGTCATCACTTGTTTTCTCTGGAGATTTCTTTCTGATGTTTGTTATTAAAAGAGAAGATGGACTTAAGCAGTACTCTATCGTAGAGTTGAAGCGTGACAACCCTAACACTAGCTTCCCTAAAGATGTTTCTAGTGAGACACTGACTATGTATGATGTTTATCCTGCCAGTCTTGCAGAGAGACCTGTGATAGATTCTATTACCCATGTTACCCTAGAGGGTGATTGGCATTGGGTAGAGGATGAGTATGTCCAGAGTTGGCTAGTAGAAAAAAGACCTATTGAAGACGTAGAAAAGTCTTTACGTAGTAAGAGAAATGAGTTATTGTCTGATTGTGACTACACACAGTTAAACGATTTCACTGGAGATAAGGAAGCTTGGGTTAAATACCGACAAGAGCTTAGGGACTTACCTGAACAAGAAGGTTTCCCTTATGACTATGTTATTCCTGAGTCTCCCTAAAATAAAACTTGACACTTCTACTTAAGTGTTCTAGTGTTAAGTTACTATATAAGGGGGTATCTATATGCAACATTGCCTTAAACAGAAGGTTAAAGCTACTATTGTGACACCTTCTGGTGAAGAGTTTATAGGTTATAATATGATTGATCCTAGTATTAAAGTTTGTCCTAGGGATGAGATTAGTGCTAAATCAGGTGAGAGATATGACTTATGTAAGTCTGTGTGTAAACAGCAAGGTCATGCTGAAGAAGTAGCATTAGGGTTAGTTGGGGAAAAGTCTGAAGGTTCTGTATTGTACCTTGAAGGACACACTTATGCCTGTGACAATTGTAAGTCTTTGAGTAAGGCAGCAGGTATTAAAACCATAGTAGTAGTTATCTAATATAAGGGGTGCCATGTTCCAAGGGCTGGCGAGTTGCACTTGCAATGCGACTGAGTTGGGTTCGATTCCCAAGCATTCCACCAGTTACCTCTATTGAGGTACAAAAGTAGGCCGGGTGTAGGTACAGAAGGCAGGGGGATACTTAGGTATCAGGCTCCATGCTGTCCCGGTGAAGATTAAACCTACTATTTAGTTGTAATAACTTCAGCCATCCATAGTTTCCTATATGGTTTAGAGGATGGCAATATACTTAAAATACTACTTGACATTTGCAGTAATAAAGAGTATATACATTAGTACAAGAGTGGGGCATTGATCTAGCGGTCTAGGATATCAGGTTTTCAACCTCGAAGGACACGGGTTCGAATCCCGTATGCCCTCCCAATAATACTTCGTAAGGCATCTGAGGTTTTCCTCCCTCCTTGTCCTTAGGTGTCTTACCAAGTATTATATCCGCCCGTAGCTCAGTGGACTAGAGCAGGGAACTTCTAATTCTCAGGTCGAGGGTTCGAATCCCTCCGGGTGGTCCAATAAAATATCCTCATGTTTGACCTAGGTGATCACAAGGTTAATGTTGGTTTAATGTAGGTTCAATTCCTACCTTGAGGGCCAAAGTTTAAAGCCTTTAGCTGTGGTCAGCGGGCGATCCTTACAAGATTGCTGTCTTAGGGTCCGATTCCCTAGGGGTTACCAGTTACGTTAGGAGGTGTCACTATGGCTAAATCACCAGTATATGGCACTGGACGTAACTTTAAGAAAAGAAAGTATCCTATTCATCCCTCAGCAGGGTCTGTAAAGATGAAGGGTAAGAAGACAAAAAGAATGCACTGTTGGTGTTGCGTTTGTATTGACATGAGAGACAAACTTAAGTACAAACAACACCAACAAGAGATTAAAGGATGTTACGATGACTAATACTAAAGTTCAACATCAACCCTGATTTGCTGGGTTCCTCTGGTGAGGTCTCACGGTTGTGATCCGTGTTGATGTAAGGTTCAATCCCTTCACCCAGTTCCAATTCTGGGAAGTAGTTTAATTGGTAAAATACAGAACTTTGAATTCTTGTGAGTGCTGGTTCGAACCCAGCCTTCCCAACCAGTATCCTTAGATACAAGCCGTTGAAACATTTAACCGGATGATGGTCGATCTTGTAAGTCGATGAAGCAGGTTCGATTCCTGACTGCGGCACCAATTGCGTCTGTAACTTAATTCTAGTTGGGCTAGTAACAGTGCTCCACACTGTGAGTAAAGGGTTCGATTCCCTACAGCCGCTCCAAAGCATCCTGAGGTAGCGCCTTAGGCCTGACAGGGGGTTCTTGTGACAAGTCGGGAGAGACCGACCCAAAGATACTTATGTAGGTACGAGAGACGTCCGTGGTAATCCTACAAAGCTGCACAATTCCTGAGTGTAGTCCAAAGATACTGGTCTATTAGCAATCAGGGAATGCATCCGGCTGTCGACCGGATAAGACGGGTTCGAGTCCCGTATAGATCGCCAATATGTTTGTAAGGTGTAAAGGTGCATATCTGTTGGGTGAACGTGGTAAGATAGTCCAAAGTACAAGGACCGTATCCACCAGTAGTTTTGACAACAGGGGTAAGGTTTGAATCCTTAACAAACACCAATAGATACTAGTCCTTGAGCCAGAAAGTAAGGCAACGGCTTGCAAACCCGTAGAAGTCGGGGCAGTACCGACAAGGACTTCCAATTTGTAGTTGACAGTGGTTACTACTACTGCTATAACTACAAATATACCCCGGCTGCTGAGACAGGTTAGGCCTACGAAGCCAAAACAGGTAGGTTTGATTCCTACTCGGGGTTCCAACATTGTCCTATAGCTCAACTGGCTAGAGCAAACGTCTGATAAACGTTAGACAGAGGTTCAAGTCCTCTTGGGACGACCAATAACTATATATCCTACGGCTCCTCTAGGCGGGGAGGCTCGGCTGTTAACCGACCAGTGCTAGGTTCGAATCCTAGGTAGGATGCCAATACTGTAGAGTACCCGACGATAGGTACGTAAGTGCTAGACAATAGGGGATGGCGTAAGGAATATCTGGATAGTCATACGTCCCAGAACTACAGTTACTAATTAAACAGTGTGCGTACAGGTGTAGCACTAGGCCTTGGAAGCTTGGCTGGCAGGTTCGAGTCCTGACTCACTGACCAATATCCGCCGTAGAACCGTGGCGGTATAGAAATCTAAGGGGTCAACAGTAGCCTCCAAAGTTACTAGGCTAACGGTTCGCCAAAGTTTAGTCTCAAGAGAGACATATGCCCGAGCGATGTAAGTGGAATAGCATACCAGCCTTAGAAGCTGTTTTTTGTGGGTTCGAATCCCACCTTGGGTACCAATTACTTATTAAGCCTGCCTTCGGGTAATCAATGAATGTTACATTGTGAAGAGGGTTTCTAGACCTCTAAGGCTTTTAGGGAATGTCACAGCTACGGCGCTGGCATAGGTTAAAGCACCTCAAGTCCTTCAATAGATACATGGGCGAGTTCAGTAGCTGGTCGCTACAGAAGGACTGTAAATCTGGAACTGAAAGGTGCATGGTTCGATTCCATACTCTCCCACCAATAACTGTAGTAGAGTGTATGGGAATGGAAGCTAACCATACGTTAAAAACTAGGGATGAAAACTCCCGAGCCTTCCCCAAAAAAATACATGGGCGAGTTCAGTAGCTGGTCGCTACAGAAGGACTGTAAATCTGGAACTGAAAGGTGCATGGTTCGATTCCATACTCTCCCACCAATAACTGTAGTAAGTGGACTAAAGGAGTTCTCTCGACTTCTAGCGTAGCTAAACAAAAGAGAAAGACGAGTGTTGTAATGCGTCAGTAATGACTACAGTTAAACTATAGATACATATAAGGGTGAGCATTTGGGTGATGCCGCAGGATTCCAACCCCTCGCTGATAGAGTTCGAGTCTCTACACCTTTGCCAATAACATGTGAGTGTAACCCAACCGGTAGAGGTATCTGGTTTAAACCTAGTTCAGTGTGGGTTCGAATCCCACCACTCATACCAGTTACTCAGGAGGGTACTATGAGTAAAATTCTTGTAGTTAAGGCTAATGGGGAAATAGACCTACATAAGTCTATCAGTAATGCATATAAAAGGTATGAATCACTGAAGGCACGTAAGTTCATTCCTAAAACCAATAAAAAGTAGGCAATTACTTAGGAGTGTCCTTAGATATGATAGCTAATGCAGATACTCTACGTAATCTTTCAGCAAGTAACTTAAGACAAGTCTTAGAAGAGCTAGGTCCGACTAAAGTAGAGCAATTGTCTCACGACTGGAAGTTTTGGGCTAGACCTACACAATTAGCTCCTGAAGGTGACTGGAATACTTGGTTCATTAACGCTGGTCGTGGGTTTGGTAAAACTCGGGCTGGTGTAGAGTGGGTTAGAGAGCAAGTTAAGCAAGGTAAGAAACGTATTGCTGCTGTAGCTTCTACTAACTCTGATATTGAACGTGTTATGGTTAAAGGTGAGTCCGGTTTTCTAGCTGTGTGTTGGAAAGGTGATAAGACTTACAAAGGTAAAGAACTAGGCTTCCCTGAATGGTCTCCTACTAAGAGAACTTTGACTTGGGAGAATGGTGCTAAAGTAGAATTCTATTCCGCAGAAGAACCAGAACGTCTCCGTGGACCTCAGTTTGAGGCTGCATGGTGTGATGAGCTTGGTGCTTGGAATAAAGATGAAGACACTTGGGATATGCTCCAGTTCTGTCTTCGTTTGGGTAAACACCCTAAAGTTTGTGTTACGACAACACCTAGACCAACTAAACTGGTCCGCAAACTAACTAAAAACCCCACAACACATATTACTACTGGTTCAACATTTGATAATGCTGCTAACCTTGCTGGAACCTATCTTGAGGCTGTTAAGGCTCAGTATGAAGGTACAAGGCTTGGTAGACAGGAATTGTATGCTGAGATCCTAGAGGAAGCTGAAGGTGCTCTATGGACCACTGACACGCTTGACAATGCTCAGATTGATAGGAATGAAGTCCCTCAACTAAATCGAGTGGTTGTAGCTCTAGACCCTGCTGTTACAGCTAATGCTGAGTCAGACATGACAGGTATTATGGTTGCTGGTATTGATGTTAATGGTCATGGGTATATTCTAGCTGACTACACAGATAAACTATCCCCTGAGGGATGGGCACAGAAGGCTGTAGAGCTATACCATAAGTACCAAGCTGACAGGATCGTAGCTGAAGTCAACCAAGGTGGTGACATGGTTAAGACAACCCTTCGAGGTGTAGATGAGACTGTACCTTATAAAGCTGTTAGAGCTTCCAGAGGTAAATACGCTAGGGCTGAACCTATCTCTGCTCTATATGAAAGAGGTCTTGTGCATCACGTCAGAAACCCTGAGGATGGCCAGAACCTTAATGAATTAGAGACACAAATGAGAACTTGGGAGCCACTTGGTTCTATTGGTTCTCCAGACCGGCTAGACGCCTGTGTTTGGGCTTTAACAGAACTTATGCTCAATGGTTACGCAAGACCAGAACTTAAGCTTGCCCATATGAGTAAAAAAGTATAACCAGATAAGGTAATATAATGGCAGATAAACTATCAAAACCAGCCTCACAAAAGATCCTCGGTGTAGCTGGTACTAACACTCACACGGGTATCCTTCGTGCTGATGAGTTTCTGCCAGAACTTAAGGGTAGAAATGCTGTAAAGAAATACAGAGAGATGAGAGAGAATGACAGTACTATTGGTGCTGTTATGTACGCTGTAGAACAGATCCTTAGAGATGTAGAAATCAAAGTAAAACCCGCAGACGATTCTGAAGGTGCTTTGAAAGAGGCTGAGTTTGTGGAGAGTGTCCTTAAAGATATGGATCACACTCTAGATGATCATGTTAGTGAATCCCTCTCATTCCTATCTTACGGTTTCTCTTGGTTTGAGGTTGTTTACAAACGTAGACAAGGACCAAACAACAGTAATCCTAAGAAAAGATCAAAGTTTAACGATGGTAGACTTGGTGTACGTAAGATCGCCTCTCGGGCACCTTGGACAATCACTAAGTTCGATGTTGAACGTAAATCAGGTGACGTTAAAGGTCTTTGGCAGAACACAGGTTTTGGTACAGGTGGTGGGCAGTATATCCCACTAGATAAAAGCCTATACTACAAAACACCTACTGTCAATGGTGATCCTTCTGGTAGAAGTATCCTAAGAAATGCTTTCACTAGCTACACATACCTGAACAACTTCCAAAGTATTGAAGCTATTGCTATCGAAAGGGAACTCAATGGTATCCCTGTTGGTCGTATCCCTTCTGACTACCTAGCAACAGATGCTACTGATTCTCAGAAGGCTATCGTTACTAGTTTAAAGGAAGTTCTAGAGAATGTCAAGTTTGGACGTGATGGTTACATTCTACTTCCTTCTGACATGTATCCAGATAAAGAGGGTGCCCCTTCAAACCACAGACTTCTAGATATTAGTCTGATGTCTTCTGAAGGTAACCGTAACATTGATATTGACCCGGTTATCAAACGTTATCAGCATGACATTGCTAGAAGTATCCTGTCAGAGTTTCTAATGCTTGGTAGTAGCTCTAGTGGTTCCTACGCTTTATCTAAATCTAAGACTGATCTGTTCCTTAGAGCTTTGGAAAGCTACATCCAATCTGTTGTAGATGTATTGAACAAACAATTGGTTGAACGTCTTTGGGAACTTAATGGACTTAACTATGATCACATGCCAGTAATTGAAGCTGGTGATGTAGCTCCTCATGACCTCAAAGAACTAGGTTCCTACCTACGTAATCTTAATGGTGCTGATATTAGTCTTGCAGACCAAGTTGATATTGTCGATGCCCTGTTGAAGAATGCTGAACTACCTTCCCTTGATAGAGAAGTTTATGAGCAGAGTCAAGAGGATAAGAAAGAGGCTGCTAAAGCTAAAGTAATGCCTCAGGAAACTCCCGACAGTAAAACTGAAACTGTAGAGGATGAAGAAGATGCCGCTTGAGAATCACCTAGATCTCGTTCGTAGAGGCAGAACCATTGCTTACCACTTTGGTTTTACTGACTACAATGACCTAGCTACATCAATCACACCAATAACCCTTTTAGCTGACACATGGACTAGGATAACTAATGATGGGGCAGGTGCTTTCACTAACTTACAGTACCCACCAGATGATGTTCTACCTTTAATGAATACCGATACAGGAGCTATTACCCCTTATAAGCTTCCATTAGGTTCTGACCTTAAGATTAGGCCAGACTTCACTATTACACCTAATAGTAATAACGCCAGTCTTAAATTTAGGTATTCTCTAGGGTCAGGGCCGGGGGCTTATACACTAGAAAGAAGCCTAGGTAGACTTGATGAGGGTGCTGGTATCCCTTACAGACAATCACTTGATATGAATTATATCTATATGGGTGATGCAAACACTAGGGACAATGATATCTTTTTGGAAGTTAATCTTTCTACAGGAGGCTCCTTAGTTAACGCTGGTGTAGCTATTGAGGTGGACCTTAGATGACTATTACAATCTATAAAGACTCAGGAGCTAATGCTATTTTCATCCAAGATGCTAATGGCGTACAGTTCTTGAACTCATTGAGAGCAGGTAAAGTAAACCCCTCAGACACTTATATTGATGTTACAGACCTAGCAAGAGAAATCAAAGTGTTTAGTCAAATTGACTTTAATGAGTTTGTGGACGAGTCAGGTACACCTTATGGTTCAAGTGCTACCGAGACATGTAACAATCTAAATGCACTGTTTCTCACAGCAGGTAGTCCTTCTGGTGTACCTGTGTTTACTTCACCAAGCCAACTAGCAATGACTGTTGGTGACACCCTAAACTATGAGTTAGTAACTACAGGTGGTGTAGGTTATGAGTGGGACAACCTCCCATCTGGAGTTGTTACCGTAGAGGGTAATATACGAAAGCTTATCGGAGGATCTTCTCTGTCAGCCAACACTTACAATTTTACGGCGACCGCTGTTAACTATATTGGTAGTTCTTCTCTGGGATTAACTCTTACGGTTAGTAATCCACCTTACAACAACACTAGGTCTGTTAACTTCAACAACCTAGATTACTTAACAGGTACTGCGAACAACGTACCCTTCTTGTCTAGAACGGGTAATGGGTCTGGTTCCTCTGATGCTTGGACTATATCGCTATGGTTTAAACCCGGAAGCTCTAACAACAACAACCAGACGATGTTCTATTATGGCGATAGTTTTGGTTTTAGTGACGGCGGTGTGGAAATTAAGTACCAAGGTAACCCAAACGATAAAAACCTGTTGTTAACCTACGGATCAGCCTTCAATAACTTAGTTTTTGAGACGGCTCAGAATAGTTTTACACCGGGTGTCTGGCACCATATTATGGTGACTTATGATGGTGGAACTACAGGTGTAGCTTCTGGTAGTATTAATAACTACTATAGCAGATTTTCTATCTTTATTGATGGCGTACTTCAAACAACAAGTAAAAGCAATCAAAACTATGGTTTTTCCGGTAATGTTACAGATGATGTTCTTTACATTGGAAGAAGTGTTTCCTCAGGTTATATGAGGAACAACTGTAGGGTTGATGAAGTAGCTTTATGGGATAGTGATCAGAGTGCAAACGTAGCAGACATCTATAACAGTGGTACTCCTTTTGACCTCACCACACTAGCGGCACCTGCTGATACTTGGTGGAGGATGGGTGATGGAGACACTTTCCCGGACTTGTTAGACAATGGTGTTACAACGACAGCGGATCTTACTATGACTAACATGACCGCTGCCGATATTGTTACCGATGCTCCATAAGGAAATATAATGAAACAATATCTTAGGCTCCACGAGCTAATCTTTAATCAACCTCACCTATGTACTCCAGAGTATGCAGAGACAGTTATGGCTGTCCTTAGTGATAAGCTAGGTATTGAGGAAGGCGCTTTCTCCATACAAGGTGAAGCAAAAGAGGCTAAAGATAGTAAGGTAAGTAATGGAACGTACCACCTACCAATTATTGGTTCTATGGTACACAGAGGCTCTGCTTTAGACGCTGCTTCTGGTATCCAATCTTACCAAGCTATCAAAGCTAACCTACAAGAAGCTCTAGATGATCCACAAGTAAAATCAATTATGCTTGAAATGGATTCTCCGGGTGGATCAGTAGCTGGTGCTTTTGACCTTCGTGATTTCATCATGGAAGCTAAAGAGAAGAAGCCTATCTACGCATATGCTAGAGATACTATGGCTTCTGCTGCTTACCTAATTGGATCTGCTGCAACTAAAGTTTATTCCTCTCAGACAGGCTCTATCGGTTCTATTGGTGTAGTTGCCATGCATGTAGACCAATCTGAAAGAAATAAGATGGTAGGTATTAAACCTACTTTTATCCACGCAGGAAATATGAAGACAGCAGGTAACCCCCATGAGCCACTGGAAGGTGAAGCTCTAAATTACTTGCAAGAGTCTGTAAATAGTTCTTACGAGATGTTCATTGATGCCGTAGCTGAAGCTAGAGGCCTTGATAAACAAGTTATCCGTGACACTGAGGCACGGGTTTATAGAGGTCAACAAGCTGTAGAGCTAGGCCTAGTGGATGGTGTCAAATCCTATGATGCTGTCATGGAAGAACTCGCTGGGATCAGCCAGAGAGGAATCCTAACTCAAACCAACACTAAAGGAATGAAAATGGAAACTGATGTAGAAAAGCTACAGGCTGATCTGACGGAAGCACAAGAGAAGCTGAGTACTCTTCAAGGCACTCATGAGGTTCTTCAAGGTGCCGTTCTAGCAGAAGGTTATACAATCACTGCGGAAGGTATTTCTCGTGATGAACCCGAGGCTGAGCCTGAGATGATTGAAGTTGCTGGAGTTATGACTGACAAGGCCTCCCTGCCTGAACATGTTGTTGCAGCACTTGAAACAGCTACACAAGAAAAAGCAGAAGCTGCACTTAAAGAAAGAGCAGAAGCTGACTTCCCTAACTTTGACCCTAAAGCTGCTGTTGCTCTCACTGAGGCACTTGAAAGCTTTGATGGTGATAAAGACGTTGTAATGTCCCAACTGAAAGCTGCTGATACTCTTCTAGCTGGTGTAATGGACGAAGAAGGTGAGTCTTCAGTGGAAGCTGACATGACTGACCCTAAAGAAATCATGGAAGCTCGTGTATCTGAATACATGGCTGAAAATGATGTAAGTATCCACAAAGCTCGTGTTGAGGTTGCTAAAACAGCCGAAGGTCGTGAGCTACAAAAAGCTATTCTGAGAGGTTAATATCAATGGCTTATTCTGCTAATATTCTTGGTTACGGACGTAAGTATGAGGCTGCTGGAGATATCTCCGCTGAGCAGTACACTTTCTTCAAACGTGCCGCAAACGACACAGTTGTACAGTCTGGTGCTGGTGAAGCTGCTGTCGGTGTTCTTTGGAACGATCCTGCCGCTGCTGGTCGTACTGCTGTAGTTATCACCGGTGGTGAGCCGAATGTCTACGCTGGTGCTGCTGTTGCAGTAGGTGATGAAATTGCTGCTGATGCAAATGGTAATGCTGTTACTGCTGTATCTACAGACGTTGTTGTAGGTATCGCCCGTGAAGCTGCTGGTGGTGCTGGTGAACTAGTTCGTATCGACTTCCTTGGCGAAGCTCAGTACACTAAAGCTTAATTGAAGGAAAAATAAACAATGGCTTTTAATAACACTGCCGGTGCCGTACATTATGATGAGTACCTAACTTCCTTTGCTACAAACTACTACGCTGAACAGAACTATCTTGCTGGTCGAGTTTTCCCTGTCATTGATGTAGAAAAGCAATCGGATAAGTATTACGTCTTTGACGCTGCCGAAGAAAACCGTGAGTTCGACAATCTGGTTACTAAGTGGGAACCTCTCACTGATCCAAACATGTTTGAACTGACTCAATCAGACGATAGTTACTTCTCGGAAGAATATGTTGCTGGGTTCTACATTGACAAGAAAACTGCTGCTAACGAAGATAACCTACTTCGTACTCGTGAGCGTAAAGCACGTCTTCTGATGGACAACATGCTGAAGAAAAGAGACCGTGACTGGATCTCCACATATCTGACAACAGGTGTTTGGGGTGAAGATCTTGCTGGTACTACTGACTTCACTAAGTGGTCTGATGGTGCTTCCCTTCCTCTGAATGATGTTCAGAAGTGGAAAGAAGACTTCGAAATCCGTAACTATGGTCTGAAGGCTAACAAGATTGTCCTGACAAAAGACATCAAACGTTTCCTTCTACAGAACACACAGCTTCTGGGTCGTATTAACGGTGGTGCTTCGGTTACTAACCCTGCTATGGTTAACGATGCTATTATCGCTTCTGTGTTTGAAGTTGATGAGATCATTTGGGCCGATGCGGTTTCTAACCAAGCTAACCATGGCGAAGCTGAGAACCGTGCACGTATGGTTGCTAACCAAATGCTGATGGTACACTCACCGATGGAGTCTGGTATTGATGTAGCTTCTGCTGGAGCTATCTTTGCTTGGAACCAAGTGGAAGGTTTCTCCTACGGTATTACTGCTCAAACTTGGGCTGGTGATGCTGCACTGGACCGTAAAGGTGTAGCTGAGCAAACTCACATGGGTATGGCTTACGACATGAAAGTTACCGGGTCTAACCTTGGTACTTATGTTTCGGACATTATCTAAATAAAATGGTTAGCTCTTTCGGGGGCTAACCTTTCCCTAACCCGACTAGGATAAAATTATGTATAAAGACCTTCAAGTGGCCATTCCTGTATTTGTAAAAGGGATGCACAACAGTATTAAGTGGCAAGGTAAAACTTTCAAGTATAACCAAAACCTACCTTGGCAAGAGATGGAAGTCCCTTACGAAACTGCCCGTCTGTGGTTTATTAATGATATGATTTATCATAATGAAGAACTAGAGAAGCAGGCTAAGGTTGGGGATAGACTAAGTGAACTTAACAGTGAACTACTAGGTAAACTTGTAGATTCAATTAATGTTATTGTTAAGACTAGAACTAACAGCACTTCTGAGTTTAATGATAAGAAGTGTAAGAAATCCCGTATTGAAGATAAGCAACGTGGATTGATTAGAAGCTTCCTACGTAACAATGCTTGGGTAGAAGAAGACTTCTTCACCATTAGAGACAAACTACTAGTTGATTAAAGGATTGCCCTATGGCGTGGACATACGACCCAACTGATTTGGATAAAAGTACAGCCGCAGGGCGTCTTAATGTAGTAAGGTTCCTCGTAGGTGATACCGAAAGCAATAAGCCTCAGGTTCAAGACGAAGAGATTAACTTTGGTCTATCTGAGAGCCAAGATGATGTTTACTACGCAGCTATCTATATCTCTGATTCACTGATTGCTAAATATGCTAGGTTGGTGACTACAGAAATTGATGGTGACTTACTTGTAGAGTATAGCGACCTATTGAAAAACTACCGTATGCTATCAGATGATCTTAATAGGAAAGCTAAAACTCTGGGCAGTCGTCTTGGTGTAGCTGGTGGTGGACTGAATACACCTAACGCATTTTGTAGGTATCAGTTTAAGAATCCCCCAAGGACTGAGGATGATTACTGATGTTGAATACTATTGCAACTGCTATGCTTTATATCCTAGAAGATAAAGGGCAGAACGTAACCCTAGAGTACACATCTGGTGCTACTTACGATGCTTCTACTGGTACATACTCTGGAACATCTTCAAACTCTACTGTAATTGGTTATATGGCCGACTACAACTTATCAGAAATAGATAATGGTTCTATATTGTTTGGGGACAGGAAATTACTCCTAGCCTCTATAGATACTTCTGGAGATCCTACACCTGCCCCTGTAGTTGGTACTAAGGTGACCGGTGTAGATAAAGAAGTTAAAGTTGTTTCCTACAGGACTATCTATGAAGGATCAGCGGTAGCTTTATATATCTGTCAGGTCAGACAATGAAAATTAAGGTAAACTCTCAATCCCTCTCAGTCAAGCTAGAAGCCATGGAGAGAGCCGCTAAGGAAGCTGCTAAGGCCAAGGTGCTTAAAGTTGCCAGTGACGCTGTACAGGCCTCTCCTGTGGACACAGGGGCATTCGTAGAGAGTTGGTCCATCGTTCCTAAAGGTTCTGGTGGAGGTAGAAGTAAATCCTCTAAAGCTCCCGGTAGAACGGGTGGGCAAAATAAACAAGCTGTGAAGTCTAATCACATAGCTAAAGAATTAACCAAAGACCTAACCACACACGGAGAATCTATTATAACCTCTGGTGGTGCTGTAGTCCGTAATAGGGCACCTCATGGACCTCACATGGTCCCTAGAAGGGGCAATGGTATGGCCTTAGGTAAAATCCTTGCTACAGTAAAGGATAAAAACAGATAATGTCTTATGAAAAGATTGAAGCTGCCCTAGAGACACATCTACTAGCTATTGCTGGGGTTCCTGATGTATCTTTTGAGAATGGCACATATACACCCACGGTTGGTACTGATTATATTGAAGCCTTATTTATCCCTACAGTAAGGGAACCGGCTTCTAGAGGTCAATCCTTCCAAACTTATTACCAAGGTGTCTTTAGGTTAGAATGTAATGTCTCCACTGAATCCGGTAGAGGCTCTGCTACACAAGTAGTTTCTGATTTAATTACTGCCTTTGAGGCTAACACGGATATCACCTTCGATGGCCTGACAATCACAACCCGATATGTTGACAAAGAAGTTGGTACTAAAGAGGGTGCCTTCTACGTAGTCCCAGTTAATGTTGGCTGGTACGTCTATACTAACACCTAATCTCAGGAGAATCCATTATGGCATTCGCACAAGGGTCACGTAGTGGTCTATCTTACCTTAAAGAAGTAACTTTTGGTACTACACCCGCAGGTAACTTCCAAGCATTAGCTTATAATACACACTCCCTAAACCTATCAAAAGATAGAGTTCAAGGTAATGAAATCCAACCAGACCGTATGCTTAGAGTAGACCGTCACGGTAACAGACAATCAGCAGGTGACGTAGTTGTTGACCTTAGGGCTGATGACTTTGATGAGTGGCTAGAAGCTGCTATGTTTGGGACTTGGGACACTACTCCTGTAGCTTCTCCAGACATCCTTAAAACTGGTGTTGATCTCCAGACATTCTCTATCGAAGATGCTGCAAATGATATTGCTCAATATAGAGTTTTCACAGGTTGCTCGGTATCTTCAATGGCTGTATCTATTGCACCTAACCAGATGGTAACAACTACCTTCTCTATGGTAGGTAAAGATATGACAGTCAGTGGTACAGGTAAAACTGTAGATGCTGTCTCTACTAACCAACCTTTTGATGCCTATTCAGGTGACATGCAGATTGGTGATGTTGGTGGTGCTACATCTAAAGCTATCGTTACAGGCCTTGAATTCACTGTAGACAATGCTATCAACCCTACATTTGTAGTTGGTGATGACAGCACTCCACAGCTTGAATATGGTATGTCTACTATTGAAGGTACTCTAACAGCTTACTTTGAAGACGCTGATCTCCTAAATCGTTTCCTTAACGAAACAGAATCAGAGATGATTGTATCAGTAGATGACCCAAGTGGGGCTAACCTATACACATTTGGTTTCCCTCGTATCAAAGTTAATGGTGCTGATGTACCTGTTGATGGTCCTACAAGCCGTATTATCACAATGCCTTTTGTAGCTATCTATGATGACACAACTGGAACTAACATGTACATCGAACGTCCTGAGACTGTCTAATCCCTTAGGGGAGGCTGGGGATCGAATGTCGGGTTAGGTTCCCAGCCAAAGATTAAACTCCCGACAAGTTACCTTAGTGTAACATTAGTATACTTTAGGTTACACTAAAGAAACATTACAAAGGAACCCGACAATGGACTTGCAAACACTTATCCCAACATCAGATACAATTACAGTTGAAATCAAACATCCTGTGACAGAAGAGACAATGGTTAACCCAGATAAATCTCCTATGACTATCACACTATGGAATACTTTCTCTGATAAATATAAAGAGGTTATGTACAGTCAAGCTGACTTGAGACTAGCTAAAGCTCTATCAGAAGGTGAAGATATTAAACCTAAAGCTGCTGATATGGATGCTAATGCATTGGACCTACTAGCTAAGATTACTAAAGAGTGGAATATTACTCTTGGTGGTGAGACACCTAAACTAACTGTAAAACAAGCCAAAGAACTTTATATTAAAGTTTATGGTCTACGTACCCAGTTGGAAAAAGGCCTGAATAACTCTGAGGCTTTTACTTAAGTCTGGTTGATGATCTTATAGTTTGGGCTGACCATCAGTTTGACTTGAATGCACCAGAAGGTACGGGCGTTACTAAAAGGGATCACCTTAAACAAGTAGAAAGGCAGCTTGGACATACGCCAGAGGATTTAAAGGAGCCTGTAAAGTTTCCTTCTCTTCTAGGGAATGTCTGGGTTGCCTTTTGTCGTTTAAGTAACACAAGAAGCCAAAGTTATACCGGTGTTAACCCAATCAACCAGACGGACATTAAATCTTGGATGGAACTAACTAATACAAAACTTAGGCCTCATGAGATTGACACATTACTTAGACTAGATCAGACATTCTTAAGGAAAGCAAATGGCTAATAACACAGACCTAACCTTTATTGTTGACACTACACAACTAACTAAAGCTTTCAAAGAGTCTACTAAGGTTGAGACTCAAATCAGGAAGTTAGCTAAAGCTGAAGCCTCTGGTAGTTTGACAGCAAAGCAATATTCTGATCAGGTAGGTTTGTTAGCTACACAATTACAGAAACAATCTGGTGGCAGTATTCAAGCCAGAAACTCCGTTAATGCTTATTCGAGAGCTACTTTAAAGAGTGCTAGAGAGACTTCTGCATCTACAAAAGAAATGGTTAAGCAAGCCAAAGCTCTGGAGACACTAAAGAGTAAATATAACCCTGTATATAGATCAGCTAACCAATTCAAAAATACCCTAAGAGAATTGAATGAAGCTCACCAGAAAGGCGCTATTTCTAATAGTAGACACGCTGAAACAGTAGAGAACCTAAAGATGGAGTACAGGCAGTTCTTGAATGGAACTGCTGGATGGTCTAACCAATTCGTTGAAGGGGGTAAAAGGGCAGGTAAATCTCTAAACAAGTTTGGAGCTTACACCCAACAGTTTGGTTACCAAATGTCTGACTTTGTTGTTCAGGTTCAAGGTGGGACATCCGCCTTTGTAGCCTTTGGTCAACAGGGTGCCCAGTTGTTTGGTCTTATCAGTGGACCTTGGGGTGCTACACTGTCTATTGGTGCTGCTTTGGTTGGTGCCTTTGGGGCTGCTTGGATGAAATCCAAAGATCAGATGGCTCAAGCCGAAACCGGTGCTAAGTCTTTGGAAGAACGTATCACAAGTATTAATGAAGCGGTGGAAGAGTATTTTCGTAATCAGAAAGCTTTAGGTTTAGGTGTCTCTAAAGAGCAATTGACATTAGCAGAGGCACAAGCTAAAACTGAAGAAGCAAGGTTAGATAGGTTACAAAAACACAAGCAAATGTTAGCTACAGGTATTGATCCTGTTCTGGAGCCTAGGGCTTCGGGGTTTGAAGATTACCAAGTAGCACTGAAAGCAGAGAGAGAAGCTACTAGAGAACTCAATCGTCTGAGGTTACAAGAATACTTAGAAGTTCTAGAAACGCAGACGAAGTGGGAGATAGAGGCGTCTATAGAAGCTTTTCAGTCCAAGGAGGAAGCCTCTCAAAAGTACTGGCAGTCCGAGATCAAAAGAATGAATGCTGCCATTGCTGAGGAAGAGGCCGAGTATAAAAACCTTCTAGATGGTGTAGCTAAACACCAATCTAAAGACTCTGTTGATCCTCTAGGTACAGAAGAGTATGTTGAGAATATGGCGAAGATGTTCTTAGCCACTCAAGACTTAGTAGATGAGTTAAGTGAAGGTGCTAAGGAGGTATTAAGGTTGGCAGATGTAGATATATCTAAAGGTATATCTGAGGCGGCTAAAGAAGCAGCTATACTAGCTGCGAACTTAGGTGTCAGTCTTGCTGAGGCTCTTTCCTTAGTCAACCTAACAAAAACATATTCTGGTAGAGGTTCAGGTGGAATGCCCGGTGGTACTCAAGTACTGACAGGTTTTGATATCCAAGGTGCTATCGACAAGTTCAAAAATAAAACTAAAAGAGGTGGATCTGGAGGATCTAAAGAAACTGCCTCTGATTTCCTCGCTGGCCTACAAAGAGAGCTAGACTTTAAAGAAGAACTACTAGGCCTATCAGAAAGAGAACGTGAAGTTACGTCAGAAGTCTACAAACTACGTGAACAGGTTCTATCTAAAGGATATGATATCTCTGATGAAAGACTGGAAAGTTATGTTAGAGAAAAGATAGCTCTTGAAGAGAAACTACAGTTGGAACAAGATATCCAAAGTAGTATCTCTAATGGTCTCATGGATATCATCACTCAAACAGAATCCGTGGAAGATGCTTTCAAACAAATGATGTTTAACATTATCGAAAGTATTTATCAACAAGAGATTGTTACACCTCTAGCACAGGCTGGTAGTGACTTACTATCAGGTCTACTTATGGCTAATGGTGGAGCCTTCTCTGGTGGTGTACAGATGTTTGCTAATGGTGGTGTAGTTAATTCCCCTACAGCCTTTGGTCATTCTGGTGGTCTAGGAGTTATGGGGGAAGCTGGACCAGAAGCTATCATGCCACTTAAGAGAGGCAGTGATGGTAAACTAGGTGTAGCCTCTAGTGGGGGTGGTGGAACTTCTGTTGTTCAGGTACAGTTGTCACCTGAGTTAATTGGACAGATCTTAACTCAAGCTGAACAGCAATCAGTCCAAGTTGTCAATAAAGCTGCTGGTCCTATTGTGGAACAATCTGTCTCTGCTGTAATGACCCAAAGACGTAGAGGTGGACCTATGAAGTCTACCTTTGGTTAATAAAGATAAGAGGTTAATATGGCAATCAGCTACCCTTTAAACACACCAACTACAATTGGGATTGAGAGTATTGAACTACGGTCAGTTAATGCCGTAGGTAGTTCTCAATCCCCCTTCACTTTTAAACAACAGATCATTGCTCATACTGGACAAAAGTGGGAAGCTTCTGTTACTATCCCTAATGTACGTAGGGAACATTCCGCAGAGTGGAAAGCTATGTTAGTAGCTCTAAAAGGTCAAGTGGGTACTTTCTTACTAGGTGACCCTGATTATGCTACACCTAGGGGTGACGTCTCATCTTGTGTAGTTACAGGTACCATCGGAGAGGAAACTGTTTCTGTAGTTATGACTGGCTCACTACTAGCTGGTGATTACATCCAACTAGGTTCAGGTTCTTCTGCTAAGCTACATCATGTATTAGTGGATCAAACTGGTGATGGTGAGTTAGAGATCTGGCCAGCATTAAGATCTAATTATACTTCTGAGGTTGCTGTTATTAGTAACCCTAAAGGTGTCTTTAGATTAAACAGTAATACTTCCTCTTGGGGTATTAATAATCAAAGTGCTTACAGTATATCTTTTGAGGCTGTAGAAGCAATTACCTAAGGAGGTCATCATGTCAACAAGAGACATTACTCAGAAAACTATTGACAGCTTAGAGGATAGCGTTTTCTATCCCTTCTTTGCTGTAGAATTACTTTTCGATGGTGATCAGGTCTTGCGTCTCTGGACTGGTTATGGTACACTTAATTATCAAGGTGTAGACTGGTTTGGATCTGGTGATCTTCTACAAGTTGACTCCGTTGAAGAGACTACAGATATCTCAGTAAAGGGTGCCACTGTTACTTTTAGTGGTATTCCTACTGAGGTACTCTCTTTAGCTTTATCGGAGCCATATCAAGGTAGACAAGCTAATATATACTTTGGTAACTTCACAAAAGGATTGCTGAACCTAGAGTCTGGTGATTACATTCTTATGGAGAATGGTGATCGTATCTCTCTAGAGTCTGGTAGTACAAACCTCAGTCAAATCTTTACTGGTTATATGGATCAGATGAACATTGAGGAAACACCAGATACTTGCACAGTACAACTTACTTTAGAGAATAAACTAGTAGACTTGGAAAGAGCTAGGGTAGCTAGATTTACCTCAGCTTACCAGAAGTCAGTTTATCCGGGTGACTTAGGTTTAGATTTTGTGGAAGCTTTGCAGGATAAAGATATCGTTTGGGGGAGAGATTATGACTGAGTTTAAACAAGAGTTTCTACATCAAGTTGTAGATGAGGCTAAACCACTTCTAGAAGAACACTGGGAAGACATAGCCTTGAACAAAGATAAGATCAAGGTAAACCCTGATTGGGATACTTACTATCTTTTGGAAGATCAAGGTAAACTAAAGATTTTTACTGCTCGTTTAGAAGGTAAACTAATTGGTTACTTTGTAGTTATTGTAGCCCCTCATATCCATTATAAGGATCACTTGTTTGCTTGTAATGACTTAATATTTGTATCTAAAGAATACCGAAAAGGTAGGACTGGATTGAAACTTATTAAGTTTGCAGAGAAGTATCTCAAAGAGGATGGGGTGTCAGTACTTAATATCAACACTAAAAATCATAAACCTTTTCATTCACTAATGAAATTCTTGGGTTACAATTCAATTGAGACTGTTTACTCTAAATACTTAGGAGACTAATATGGCTATCTCTGCTGGTATGGCACTCGCATCAACGGCTGTAGGTGCGGCTACAAGTTCTTTAGCCTTCGGTGCTACCCTTTTCGGTGTGACTGCTACACTTGGTATGCAGGCATTAAGTCACTTCCTTGTTACAACAGCTTTAGGTTCTGCCTTAAGTGCCCTTACACCTAAACCCTCTACTGCTGGTACAAATAGAGGTTACCAAGTCACCCAGAATGGTTCTGCTTTAGACCATCAGATTGTTTATGGTAGAGTGAAGGTTGGTGGAGCTAGAGTGTTTGACTCGACTACAGGTAGTAGTAATAAGCAGCTGCATAGGGTAATTGCTTTCACTGGACATGAGATTGAGTCTTTTGATGAGATCTATATAAATGATGAGAAGGCTACAATAAATAAAAATGGTAACGTTGTATTTCCAGAGAGGTATGATGAGAAGGTTACTATTAAAGCTCACCTAGGTAGTCCAGATCAGTTAGCAGAGCCTCTCCTAGTTAGTGAGGTTCCAGAGTGGACAGACCAGCATAGACTAAGAGGCCTATCCTACCTGTATATCAGGTTGACACATGACTCTGATGCCTTCCCTAATGGTGTTCCCGAGATTACTGCGGTGATCAAAGGTAAGAAAGTTTATGACCCCCGTGATGGATCTACTGCTTGGTCAGATAACCCAGCCTTATGCCTAAGAGACTACCTAAGTAGTGGTGTTTATGGTTTAGGTGAGAGTTCTATTAACATTGATGATGACCTAGTGTCTTCTGCTGCTGATGTTTGTGATAGAGTAGATACACCTAGTGGTGAGACTAGATACACTTGTAATGGTGGATTCTTGACTTCGGCTACACCTTATGACAACATTGGTGGTTTGCTTACATCTATGGGTGGCCTTATCTGGTATGGTCAAGGCCAGTGGAGAATGAAACCTGCGTACTGGACAGAACCTACCCTGACACTGGATGAGGATGACCTAAGAGGGAACATTACAGTTAACACTCGTCATTCCAGAAGAGATAACTATAATGCTGTTAGAGGAACCTTTAAAGGTGAAGAATCTAATTGGCAGGTTACAGATTACCCTGAGGTAACTAATACTGCTTTCTTATCTGCTGATAATAACCAAAGTTCTTATATTGACTTAGCTTTACCTTTCACGGATAACTTTGAAGAAGCTAGAAGAATTGCTAATGTTTCTCTAGAGAGAAATAGACAACAGTTAACTATGACAGCTTCTTTTGGTTTGAGAGCCTTCCAATTACAAGTAGGTGATAACGTTAAGATAAACAACACTAGATTTGGATGGGTTGATAAAGAGTTTGAAGTTACTTCTTGGACTTTTGGACTAGCTGATGAATATGATCTACAAGTTCAGATGATCCTTAGAGAAGTATCTGAAAGTGTATTTGATGATATTAGTGATGGTGCTGTCTACGAAAGAGACAATACTAACCTACTGTCACCTTTTGATGTTCCACCAGTAGGTGTTAATGCTGTTGCAATTGCTCAGGTACTAGCTGAAAAACTTGTAAACACTTTAGTAATAACTGTATCTTCATCTCAATCTGAAAGGATTGACCATGTAGAGGTCCAAGTTAAACCTTCCGCAGAAACTGACTACACCTCTATTGGTACAGGTGAACTAGGTAGATTCAATAGTATTGACCTTGATAGAGGTGACTATGATATCCGTGCTAGGGCCACTAATACCTTTGGAGTTAAGGGCGACTGGGAGTACTTGAGTGACTTCAATGTGGATGCTCTCTCAGATCCTCCAGCAGACGTTACAGGCCTTCAAAAACAACTTAATGGTAACACTCTACTTCTAAGTTGGGATGCTGTTCCAGACCTTGATCTATCATACTATACTATCAAACATAGTCCTGAGTTAATTGGTGCATCTTGGACAACCTCTAACACTATCATTGAGAAGGTAGCTAGACCTGCTACAACCGCTGCTCTTACAGCACAAGTAGGTACATTCCTGATTAGAGCTTACGATAAAGGTGGAAATCAGAGTGAGAATGTAACAACAATTTTAGTTACCAGAAATGATCTACCTTTGTTAAGTACTGTCCTTGAGCAAGTAGAAGATCCTACTTTCACGGGTGCTAAAACTAATGTTGTTGTAGATACAGCACCTACACCTGATAGGCTTATCATTGATGATATCTCTGGGTCAACCCCAGAAGGTACTTATGATTTCTCTACCTATATCGACACAGGTTCTAGTAGGTCTTGTAGAATTACAGGGTTCACTACTTTCACTAGGTATGCCCCTACGGCTGGACT